AAAAAAATATTTGCATAAAATATTGACATAATAAAGCATATATGTTATTATATAAACAAGTTAAGAGAGATAAAACAAATAAGGAGGAACAAATAAGATGGATGATTATGTTGTAAGATTTGGAAACGATAGTGAACGTATAGAGCGTAGCGATTATATGTCAAAAGAACAAGCAGAGAAGTTCTACAATAGAATAAAGCTAAATATGAGAATAACATGGAAAGAATTACTATATGAACCATTAGAAAAGGAGGATGTACAGGAAGTCATTAAAAGTGATAGTGTTCAAATTGTTGATTTAGGTATTTGTAAGGTTGCACTTCAAGTATAAAAAAGTAGTTGACAAAACAGGAGGAACAAAGATGAATAAAGAAATGAAATATAATATGATATATGACAAAGATACTGGAATGTTTATTTATAGAGGATACAGCATTTTTCCATTAGAAAGAACAAACGGAACACCTGCAAGTGTAATAAGAAGTTATTATGCTGATGAAAGGCAGAGAATTGATAGGAATATAGAGTTAGAAGAGAAATACAAAAATATAGATTTAGATAGTTTACACAATGCTGATGAAGATATTGATTTCTTTTTAGATATGGTAAACAATTAAAAATAGTTGTTGACAAACACAAGTAATTATGTTAATATATAATCAGAAACAAGGAAAACAGTAAAAGATAACAAATAAGGAGAACAGAACAATGAAGAAAACAATTATTACAGTAAAGGCAAATAGTTATAATGATTTTTGTTACAAATTAAGAAGTATGTATATTTATGATGTAACAGTAAAGAGCGCAGGATGCAGATATAAATTGTATGATAATATTTCGGGAAATATTGTTGCATCTTATGATGAAAGAAAAGACCATGGTTTAGTTTATAATTATGGTAGGAGAGAAAACAAATGAAAACATACAGAATCAGAACAGAGACAAATGAAGTGATTTCAAAATATCAAAGGAACTTGCTGAAAAGTTTGACAGGTGTTAAAGTCATTAAAACACAACTTAAAATTATTTCTTTCATAAAAGTTATTGTGAGCAATTATTGCCGTAATGAAAACAATAACATTGCCTAGTAGCCAAGTGGAAAGGCACAGGAATTTGACTCCTGCATTCGTTGGTTCGAATCCAACCTAGGCAGTTGCACACTATAAAAGGTGTGCAAACCAAATTTCTTTTCTTGCTAAAGTGTTGTGAGTAGTGTTCAAGCGCATGAAAGCAACACATAAGGAGCATTAGTTCAATGGTTAGAGCAACCGCCTCATAAGCGGTAAGTTGTAGGTTCGAGTCCCACATGCTCCATTAGGTAGTAAAGCCTAAAAGAAAACAAATAAATATCTATTTCAGAAAGGAAGTACAAAACATGTGTGAATATGAAAAGAAAATACCAGTGTATGATATTAAGATAATTGTAGATGATGCGATTCTTGTAGACAGTAAACTCAAGCCATATTATGAAATTATGTATAGGAAAGTTGGAAGAAAGTATCATAACATTGGGTTTGGTTCATACCATTTAGAGAATGTAATTAAATGGAGAAAAGAAGTGTTCGAAGTTGTTGAAAGTAAAAGTGAGCAGCAGAGAGAAGAAATGAAAGAAACAAAAGAAATTAATGAAGAAAGCAAGTTAGATGTATTAAAGAGAAAGATTGATACTCTGCTTGAAAGTCAAGCAACAATTATGAATGCAGTCGGTTCAGTGATGTGCATGAGCGAAATTAAAGATGAAGATTTGAAAATGAAAAATGCAATATTTGAGAATCTTATTAATCACAGAGATGAATGCATGAAAGAAGTGTATGGAGAATCTTATGAAGAACTGTTTAAAACAATGGATAAAGTAGTTAATAATCTTGGAGATATTTTAGATAAAATATTCAAGTAAAGCATTGACGTATAAAATATAATATGGTATAATTAATTCAAACAGAAAGGCAGATACACAGTGATGTATCTGTCCTTTTCTGTTATTACAAACAAGTCAAAACAGAAAGGAGAAAAAGAAGCATGGATGTTAATATTGATGTTTCGAAAAGGTTCTCCACTTTTTTAACAGATTGGAATTATGAACAATACCTTTTATTTGGTGGATATGGTAGTGGTAAGAGTTACCATGTAGCACTTAAAATCATATTAAAACTATTAGAAGAAAGAAGAACCTGTCTTGTTGTAAGACAGGTATATGGAACAATAAAAGAGTCATGTTTTGCATTATTCAAAGAAATACTAGAAAAGATGAACATGTTAAGTGATGAATCGTTACCTAATCAGCACTTGCCTAAGAATGGAAAGGCTGTAGCGGTTATGTCACCAATGGAAGTAAGATTTTCAAATGGTAGCAGAATTATATTTAGAGGAATGGACAATGTAGAGAAGATAAAGTCCATACATGGTGTATCTATTGTTTGGATGGAAGAGTGCAGTGAAATACGTTATGATGCTTATACAGAGCTTCTAGGACGCATTAGAGAGCCTAAGATGTCACTACACTTTATTATGACAACAAACCCAGTAGGGAAAGAGAACTGGGTATACAATACATTTTTTGTTCATACAGATGATAAAGGAAAAGAACACGTAATACAGGAAGAACAGGAGATATACAAAAGAAGAACACTAGTAAACAAAAAGAATGGAGTATATTATCATCATAGTATTGCAGACGATAATCCATTCTTGCCAGCATCATATATAAAGCGTCTTGATGGATTAAAGATTAATGACCCACACTTATGGGCAGTAGCAAGGTGGGGAAGATTTGGAGCAAGTGGAACAAGAGTATTACCACAGTTTACGATTGCAAAGGACGCAAAACAATTTACAAACACAATAGCAAACATACCAAGCAAATATCATTTCTTTGGTTTGGACTTTGGCTTTGAAACAAGCTATAATGCATTGATAAGTTGTGCAGTAGATGACAAAAACAAAATACTATATATCTATGATGAAGTATATAGAAATCATATAACAGATAACAAATTCATTCTGTTGGATGGAGTAAAGAAAACAAAGCAAAGAGCTGAGAGGTGTAAGAAACCAATATTTGCGGATTCAGCAGAGCCAAAAGCTATACAGTATTACAGGCAAGAGGGTTTTAATATGTATGCTTGTAAAAAGTATGTAGGAAGTAGGTTACAGAACACAAAGAAGATGAAACGTTTTAAAAAGATTGTTTGTTCACCTAAGTGTAGGAATACAATAAAGGAATTGAAAGATTTGACATATGCGAAAGATGCAAATGGAAATGTAATATATGATGAATTTAATATCGACCCGCACACGTTTAGTGCCTTATGGTATGCGTTAGACCAGTATACAGTAGCCGATATTAAGCAAATAAAGACAAACAGTAAGCATGGTTAGGAGTTGTAAGGGTAAGTAATAAAAATGGAATATATGCGGTAAATAGAAGCTCACAGGAGGTGCTAAGAATGTTGAGAAGTTGGAAGAAATTAAAAACAATTAAGAATAGTATAAAACAGTTAAAAGGAATACAAGAACAAAAAATTGGTGATGATTATAGTTGCGGTTTGTACAATGGTATAGAGTTGTGCATGGCAATCATAGAAGAAAGAGAGCCAGTATTTGCAACTTATGATTCAGAACCAGTAAATATAGAACATGATGAAACAGTAGAAAGAACAGTGGCAAGCGGAATAATTAGGCGAGGTGGAAAGCAATGAGAGAATTACACTTTGATGTTACTGGACAGTTATTAAGAAGAAACAAACAATGTGATTTTGAAAACATTGTAAGGGGTTCTGATAATTATTTGTGTTTGGTATTTCATTTTAATCAAGAATGGAAAGAAACAAAAAGAGTTATAAGTTTCTATGATGTAGATGGAAAACAAACAAATGAAATTCTACAAGATAGAGTTATAGTTCCAGTAACAGTAACACATGGAAGTATGTTTTATTTTGAATTAACAGGAAAAAGTAACAAAACAAGAATAACAACAAATAGAGCATATATAGAACAAACATAAAGGAGGTGTAAGAAGTGCTTAGTGTAGATGAACTGTTAAATGAGGAAGAAGTAGCAGTAAAAGAAACAACAGAAACAAATGATGTAATAGAGATAGATGCAGATACAAGAACAATGATTATACCAGACACAGAAAGAATATTCGGTGTAATGAGTGATGAAAAAGGTGAAAGAAAATATTTCAGATGTAAAAGGTTTGTTGGAAATGGAATAGATTTAAGTAAGCTAGACTTAAGAGTTATTTATCAAAATGCAAGCGGGTTGGAAAGCGGAAAAGACAAATATATTGTAACAGACCTAGCAACAGACGGAGAAGATTATGTAACATTTAGCTGGGAACTAAGCAGAAAAGTAACAGCATATAAAGGTATTATATCTTTTATTGTTTGTGCGATTAAAATTGGAACGGATGGAATTATAACAAATGAATGGAATACAACACTTGAAAATGGTATAGTATTGGATGGATTGGAAGTAAGTGGAACACAGGAGCAGGAAGAAGAAGTAAGGGACTATTATAAACAACTTGAAGCAGAATTATTAAGAGTAGCAAATGAACAGAAAGCAGAACTATAGAACATAGCAAAGAGCGTAGCAATATATTATGATAGTACAAAGCGTGCTGTGGTGTTTGGAGGCGTATAAAAGATGGAAAGAGTAAAAGCAGAATATTTTAATGCAAAAGATAAAGCAACAGGAGAAGTAAAAGAAGTACAGTTTATTCCGCCAGCTCCAAGTGATGGTGATTTAGGTGGAATAAGTAAAGAAGATTCTGAACAAATTACAAAGAATAAGAAGGATATTGTTGAATTAAATAGTAATAAAGCACTTGAAATAAATTCGGTTTATATTAGTCAACTTAACGTTGAACGAAAGCTACAATTCTCTGGAACTGCGGCAAGAGCCAGAACCGTAGTTGCACTTCTTCTAATATGTAGTCAGTCGGAGGCTGCCCAACCAATTTGCATAGCGTTTAGCAATGCAGACGTTTCGAAATCAAAAGTGCTTATATCATCTAATGCGGTAGGTGTTACTGGCGGTAACGGAGGCGTTATAACAATTCCAAGATTCGCTGACGATTGGGGTATTTATCGAATCGTATTTTTTGACAAAGGTTTATCCGTAAATGTAGTTGGTTGACTTTTATTAAAAAGTAGGAGATAAAACAAATATGACAACAGCAGAAATGATAGGTATTGTGGTATTAGGTTTAAGTTCGCTTATTGGAATATTTACAGCAGTATATAGACCATTAAGCGAGAACACAAAAGCTATGACAGAATTAACGTTAAGAGTTGAACAGCTTGCAAAAGAAATGAAAGAACAAAATGAGAAACTAGAAAAACAAAACAAAGAAATAGAAGAATATAAAGAACATGTGAGAAAAGGACAAAAACAGCAGTGGGATGCAATAGAGAGAAATGAAAAAGAAATAGGAGAAGCAAAACATGCATTAGAGTTATGTCAATTAGAAAATGGAGGTAAAAAACATGTTTAAGAATTGTGTATTTAAACCAAGCGTAAATACTATTGAATGGCTTAAGGCGGCAAGCATAAGAGCAATTAAAACAATGGCACAGGCGGCTATTGGTGTAATTGGTTCTAGTGTGGTTATTAGTTCAGTAGATTGGAAGATGGTAGTATCTGCAAGTGTAGTAGCTGGTGTTGTAAGCCTTTTAACGAGCATTGCAGGCATTAAAGAAGTAGAAGCTAAGGAATAATAGTGTAGCATATTAAAATTGATTCTAAGGGCATATAATGAGATTATAGAGGTATATGAGTAAAACAGCACAAGGGTTAATTGATTTCGCAAAGAGTAAAATAGGAACTCCGTACATCTATGGAGCAAAAGGAGAAGTTGTAACACTGGATAGAATCAGAGAGTTAAGAAGAACATACGGTTCTAACTGTGTTTGGTATAGTGACGATAACAAAGCCGGAAAAGTATGTGTAGATTGTAGTGGATTAATTAGTTGGTATACCGGTAAAATGCGTGGCAGTTACCAATATAAAGAAACAGCAGTAGAAGTTATTCCAATCTCACAAAGAACAAACAATAACATTGGTTGGGCAGTATGGATGAAAGGACATATTGGAATTTATCTCGGAGATGATAAATACATTGCCGCAGATGGTTCAGCTTATGGTGTAAGAATAGCTAATTTGTCACAGAACAGGTTCACACACCTTTTAAAGCTTTGTGACATTGATTATGGTAATGGAGTAACAGTAACAGGAGTAACAACACCACAGCCGAGTGGAGGACACTATAACGTGCCAGTTAATTTTACATATGCAGTAAGAGTAGAGGGTGGAACAATATATCCATTTGTTCGAAACTTGCAAGATTTTGCTGGTGTACAGGGTAGAAAGATAACAGATATCGCAATTAAGTGTGATGTAGGTTCAGTATCATATAGAGTTCATGTTCTTGGTGGTAAGTGGTTGCCGTATGTTTCCGGTTGTAATTGGAATGATAGTAACAATGGATATGCCGGAGTTGGTAAAGTTATTGATGCTATTGAAGTTATTTACCATCCACCAGTAGGAAGTTGGCAGAAAGCGCAGTACAGAGTATCACCAGTAAAACGAGGATACTACTCGTGGCAGTATAATGATGAAACAACAGGCGGACAAGATGGATATGCTGGTGTATATGGTGTTCCTATTGATAGATTCCAATTATTCTAAAACAAACCAAAACAAATATTTAATGGGGTGGAGAAATCCACCCTTTTGTTATATATAAAACATAAAATAAATATTGACTTATATATATTTATATATTATAATATATTATATAATAGAAAGGAGTATAGTATTATATGGCTAGTAATAAACAACATAGTGTTGAAGTAATACAAGCATTAAGAAATTTTCCTTATTTTGTTTTAAGAAATGAAATAGAAGAGGGATATAATTTATATACACATGAATTGTTACAGATACAACAAAACTATATTGATTATAAAAAAGGTGCTGAATTTATAACAGAGGGAACATCCGGGGATTATGTAGCATCAGATGTTAGATTTAAAATTGCGAAAACATTGATTGATAAAGAAGCAAGATTTATGTTTAGTCAAACACCGGACTTTTTAATACAACAAAATTATGTTGATGAAGAAAATACAGAACAAATACAGCAGTATCAAACATTAGTAAACAAGGTTTTAAAGAACAGTAATTTTTCGAGAACATTGTTACAAAGTGCAAAAGATTGTTTTATCGGAAAGCGTGTAGCATGTTTGGTTGACTTTTCAGAACAGGATGGAATCCAAACACATTTTTACAATAGTTTACAGTTTTATTATGAAACAGATTATGGCTCAGATAGATTAACAAAGTTTATAAGTTTTGAAAGTGTGAACAGAACAAAACAAACAAACCAAAAGAAATATTTAGTGAACAGATATGAAGAAATAAATGGAAAAATACATTTCAGTTCTACATTGTATAATGGACTTGGAAATGTAGAGCAGGAAGTTGTAGTAGAACAGATAATCGAGCTTGACTATATCCCAGCAGTTGTTATTCTGAATGATGGAACATTGATTGATAAGCTAGGTGTATCTGAAATTGAAGACTTAGCAATGTATGAAGCTGGATACAGTAGACTTGGAAATGCAGATATAGACAGTGAAAGAAAAGGAATGAATCCTATTCGTTATACAGTTGATATGAATGCAGAAACAACAGCTAATCTAAGTAGTGGAGCTGGAGCGTACTGGGACTTACGTTCAGAACAAAGTCAGAATGAAGTACATCCACAAGTTGGAACATTAGCACCACAGATGAACCATACAGAGAGTGTTAAAACAACACTAGACAGAATTAAAACAACAATGTATGGAGAACTTGATATACCAAACATTTCAGAAGAAACAATGGCGGGAACAATAACAAGCGGAAAAGCGTTAAAAGCATTATACTATCCATTACAAGTAAGATGTGATGAAAAGATGAAAGCGTGGATGCCGGCACTTGAATTTATTGTTGAATGTATTTTGGATATTGCAATGTTAAACAAAGATGAAGTTGTTTCAAGGTATGTTTTAACAGGATTGGATGAAATACAGTATAACATTAATATTTTAGAACATTATGCATTAATGGAAGATGAAGATGATGAAAAAGCATCAGACCTTTCAGAGGTTGCGGCAAATGCTAGAAGTAGAAAGTCATACATTAAGAAGTGGAGAAAGGACGAATTTAAAACAGATGCACAGATTGATGAAGAACTTATGCAAATAGCAATAGAAAACAATATGTTTGATAGCATGAGCATGAATACACAAGTACAAGGTGAACTTGATGATATTGGAACACAGAACCAAGTAGAAAAGAATGTACAACAAATTGAAACACAAACAAAACTTGAAAACATGTAAACACAGTAAAGGGTGTAAGAAATGGCACAAAAGTTCAGTTTAAAAAATGCAGAACAGGTAAGACAAACAACAACAGCAAAGATGCAAAAAGATATAAAACAAATGTATGAGAATCTGTACCATGATGTTACAAAACAAATAGCAAGCATGGGTAATGGAAACATGCAAAAACAAAATCTTATGCTATTAAAACGTAGTATTACAAAAAGGATTGAACAGCTAAATAAAGATATTAAAAATGGGGTTGTTCAAAATATGACAACAGTTTCGGAAGCGGTCGTGTATGATACTAGAACATTTTTAAAATATTGCGGTTTTAAAGATTCAGACATACATGAAGCATTTAGATTTGTTCCCGACCAAGTTGTTAGAAACATAATAACAGGGAATGTATATCAAGATAATTGGTCATTGAGTAAAGCAATATGGGGTTATAACAAACAAACACAGGAAAGTTTAAATAAAATAATCTCAATAGGAACAGCACAAGGAAAGAGCGCATATGAGATAGCTCGTGATATTGAAAGTTATGTAGACCCAAAAGCAAGAAAGGCAAGTAAAGTAATCTACAGCACTAGAAAAGCAAGAATAACAGATGTAAACAGTGGCAGGGCGAACAAAGTCGGAGAAAAAATAAATGATAAGTTTCGTTTCGGTCATGTTGATTACAACGCACAAAGGCTTGCTAGAACATTAGTGTCACACGCATATCAACAGAGTTTTGAAGCAGTAAACAAAAATGACCCTTTTGTTATTGGCTATAGATGGATAACAAGTAATTTTCATGGGAGAGTTTGTAGAATATGTGAGAACAGAGCAAAAGAAGATAAATATGGATTAGGACAGGGAGTATATCCGAAAGATGCATTACCGTTAGACCATCCTAATGGGATGTGTACTTTTGAAGCAGTAATATCAGATAGTATGTCAGATATAGCTAAGAAAATTGGAATGTGGTATAATTCACCAGTAGGAACGTTCCCGGAGATTGATAGATATGCACTAGATTTTATGTAGAACAGGAGAGAGAACATGGAAGTAAAAAGAGTATGTAACAAATGTGGAGAAGTAAATAGTTTGGATTCAAAGTCATTACTGAAAAAAGATGTATATGACGAAGATAAAAAACATCATGTTATTTTGTATTTTGAGTGTGTAAGGTGTAAGGAAGTCGAAGTCGTTCAGATAGACGATAATGAGTCCATACAGACGTTCAAAGAGATTAAGGCGCTATTTGTAAAGGCAATTAGAAAACGCCTTAAAAAGGAAACTGTGAGTCCTAGAGAGGTAAAGAAAAAGGACAGACTTACAAAGAAACTCAATGAAAAAAGAAAGTTGCTTAATGAAGTTTCAAAAGGAAAAACTTTTTATGATGAAAATGGAAAAATATTTATAAAAGAGTTGACAATGTATATGGGTGGTGATATAATTGAAAGTGACATGTGATAAGTGTCAAATATCCTTTTATCCAATGATAAAGGAAGAAAACAAACAAGTTGGAAAACAAAACATAACAAGGACTTTTCTAGTATGTCCGAATTGTGGAAAACAATATGATTCTTATTATGATAATCAGAAAACATTGATTTTGAAAAAACAAATAAGAAAAGCAACAGCAAACATGAACAGTGAAACAAATGAAACAGAAAAGGCGAGATTTTTAAAAGGTATTGAGAAAAAGAAAAGACAGTTACAAAAAGAAGAGAGAATTTTACAAACATTATATAATAAATAAAGGAGAATAGAACAAATGTCAGAAACAAATACAAACACGAATGGAACAAATGGAGAAACAAATGCGCAGAATAACATAAACAATAACAATACACAGCAGAACAATAACACAAACCAGCAGACAAGTACACAGCAGAATGCAAATAATGTTGATGTTGAAAAAGTAAAAGGTGATGCTGTAGCAGAATATCTTAAATCTTTAGGAGTTGAGAATTCAGAGTCTTTACAAGCAATCGTTAAGAAAGCAAAAGAGGATGAAGAAGCAAACAAGACTGATTTACAGAAAAAAGATGATGCGTTAACAGCAACAACAAAAGAACTTGTTACAGAGCGTGAAGCAAGAGTAATTGCAGAAGCTAAACTTTCAGCAATTCAGTTAGGAGCAAAACCTGAACTTGTAGATGATTTAGTTATTATTGCAAAAGCAAAAGTAACAAAAGATAAAGACATTAATGCAGTAATTGCAGAAATGAAAGACAGTACGAATGGAAAGATTTATTTTGCAACTGAGGAAGATGAAACAAACAAAAAGGGAACAGTAACACGTTCAAGAGTGAAGAGAACAGCAGAGCAAAATAAACAGAGTACAAATGAAAATTCAAATAATGGAGATTCAAAGTATGCAGGAACAATGGCTGAAAGATTACTTGCTGGAAGAAAAGCAGTAAAGAGCCATTATTTTAAATAAAGGAGGGTAAAACAAATGTTAAATCAGACAGGAGTTAGAAAAGAAACATATGGAAATACGAACCAAATTCTTTTTGCAGTAGAACATCAAGTTTCTATGGGTGTTGTAGTAAGTAAAGCACTCGGAGTTGCAGAGGGAACAAAGAAAGTTGTTAAAGCAGGAACACCACTTACAGGAAGTCTTGATGCAAGAACAACAGCATTCACAGAGGCAACAGCTGGAAGTTCTACAGAAGCATCTGATGCAGTAGGAGTTCTGTTACATGATGTAGATGTTACAACAGGGGATGCAAACGGAATGTTGCTTTTGTTTGGGTTCGTAAACACAAACAGAATTGATGCAACAACAAAAGCAAAACTTACAGATACAGTAAAGAAAGCAATGCCAATGATTAAATTCGTTGCTTGTTAATTAGGAAATAGGAGGAAAACAAAACATGACAATTTATGACCTTATTATTAGTTCTGAAATTACATCATACTGGGAATTGTTACAACAGGACAGAGATCCATATTTAGGAGAGGAACTTTTCCCAAATGATAAGAAACTCGGACTCACGCTTAAATGGTTGAAAGGTTCTAATGGACTTCCAGTAGTTTTGAAAGCATCAGCGTTTGATGTACAGGCTATTCCAAGACCGAGAATTGGATTTGAGAAGTTAAGCGCAGACATGCCATTCTTCAAAGAGTCCAAGTATATTGATGAAGAGTTAAGACAGGAACTTAACAAAATTATTGAGAGTGGAAATCAAGCATACATTGATGCAATCGTAAACAGAATTTTTGCAGACGAGGTTGAACTTCTCGAGGGTGCTTCTGCACAGAGAGAGCGCATGAGAATGATGATGCTCACAACAGGAACAATTTCTATGAAAGGAAATGGACAGGTTTACGAGTATGATTATGGTGTAGATGAAAGCCATAAAGTAACAGTAACAAAGAGTTGGAGTGACCCGTCAGCAACAATCCTTGATGATATCAGAACAGGAATTACAAAAATCGTTGATGATACTGGCGTAACAGTTGAAAGAGCAGTATGTTCTTCAAAGGTGTTCGGATATATCAGAGCAAATACAGAAATTAAGAAATCCATCTATGTTATGACAGATGGTGTTGGTTTTGTATCAGATGCAAAAGTTAAACAGTTCATTAAAGATGAACTCGGAATTGACATTGTAGTATATGACAAACGATACAAAGATGAAGAGGGAGTAGTTCAGAGATATGTTCCAGAAGATGTTTTTGTTATGTTCCCAACAGGAAAACTCGGAAACACATGGTTTGGTACAACACCGGAAGAATCAGACCTTATGTCAAGTAATGTTGCAAATGTTTCAATTACAGATACAGGAGTTGCAGTTACAACTATGACAAAGGCAGACCCAGTAAATGTAGAAACAAAAGTTACAATGATTTGTCTGCCAGACTTCCCAACAGCAGACCAAGTATATATTCTTGATGTAGTAGCGTAAGGGAGGAATAAACATGGCAATGGTTAATATTATGAAAGGTGAGCATACCGTTAAGGTAAGCCGCCAATCATATGAAACAATGTTCAAAAAGAATGGTTATGTTATTGTTGATGAAACAAAACAGAACATTGATGATATTGTAGAAGATGAACAGATTGAAGAAGATGATTCAGTTGATACAATTCCGATTTCTGAAATGAACAAAGAACAGCTTATGGAGTATGCAGAGAAACATAATATTGATACTTCAAAAGCTAAAAATGTAAGAGAAGCAAGACAAATTATTCAGAAAGCAATCCAACAGAGTAAGATGTAAACAAATGTGGGAGGTGAGTAGATGGATAATTTAGAACAGTTAAAATTCAACTTGAGAGAAAAACAAGCACCATATTTTGAAGTGGATGAATTGCAATATCTATTAGAAAAAAATAACGGTGATGTTAGAAAAGCAAGCTATGATGGATTAATAATCAAAGCAGAGGTAACAGGGTTGGATGTGAGTGGTTTAACTACAAAAGACAGTTCTAGTTATTTCAAGATGCTTGCATCCCACTTTGTTTCTGTGAACAGTGGGGTGTTAAGATGAATGAGAAAATGTTACAGATAGAACTAAACAAAGTAAAACGAGAGATAAAAACGCATGGCAGAAGTTATGTAGTTAAAAGAACAATACTAAACAACTATGGAGAAGATACAGACAAGCAAGAGGAAGTTGTAGAAGTACAAGGATTGTTTCATACACAAAAAGGATATATAACAAAAAGCGTTTCAGATGGTTCTAAAACACATTCAAAAGGACAGCCGAAACTAATGGTTGCATATGATGATTCTGTTTTGATTAAAAATGGAGATATGATACAAATAAACGAAAACACTTATAAGATTATTGAGAAAAATAATATACAAGAGTTTAACATTGTCTGTGATATATCAATGGAGTTGGTGTTAAATGGGAACAATTAGAATTGATGCGAAACAGTTACTTGACAATTTAGAGAGAGCAGAAACAAAATCACAAGTTGCAATTAAAATGTTTGCGACAAGCGGTGCAAAAAAGTTTCAGAACTATGCTAAGAGGAACAGGCAGTGGACAGACAGAACAGGACATGCAAGGCAAAGGCTAACAGGATGGGTTGAACAAATTGGAAAAATGCGAACAAGAATATATATAGGTCATGGAGTTGATTATGGTATATATTTAGAGTTATGTAATGAAAGAAGATTTGCTATTCTACAGCCAACTGTTAATGCGTGTTCCAAGGAAGTTTTAGACGGTTATAAGGACTTATTGAGGTACATCAAATGAAAAGCATTATAGAACAGATTAGGGACACTATAGCGGTAGATGGAACAGAAGTGTATTATCCATCACAGCATAAAGGCGAATGTATAAAAGAATATGTCGTTGTAAAATCAGAGGGAACTTATGAACAGCAATCAGTTTCAAGTGAAAGACCGCTATACACAATTATGTTATATGTTCCAGTAAACAGATATGGAAGAATTGAAAGCTTCATGTTTGAAACAAAACAAAAAATGAAACAAGTATTTCCACTTGTTATGTATGTCGGAAATGAAACAGCAAGTTTTTATGATGAAGATAAAAACGCGCATATGGTATCATTTCAATACCAAGGCTGTAGAAAAATAGAAAATCGTTAGGAGGTTAAGTAATGGCAAAAACACAGAAAAAAGCAGTTGGAATCCCAACCATTGACGTTTCGCTTGTTGTTGTAAGAACAGGCATGGTTGATGGTGATGATACAAATGCGACAGAGATTGCGGTAGACACAGCGAATAAAGTTGGAGTAGAACCGCAGACGGAAACAACAGATGCAATTAAACTTGTAAAATCAGGAAGATTAATCGCACAGAAACCAGCAACAACAACAATCACTGGACATCAGATTACATTAACAGATAATGTGTTCATTCCTGAGCTTGTTAAGATTCTGCAAGGTGGAACAGTAGAGGGAACAGGTGATACATTAACATATACACCACCAGTTGCTGGAAGTACAGACAAAGGACAAGTATTTGAACTCGATTGTTATTCAGCACAATATGATGCAAGTGGTCAGATTGTTAGATATGAGAAAATCACATATCCTAACTGTCAAGGAACACCAGTTGCAATGAGTTCAGAAGATGATGTGTTCCGTGTACCGGAGTATACAATCAACTCTGCACCAAAAGAGGGAGAAGCACCATATAAGATTTCTTATGTGAAAACACTCCCACAGTTCACAGATGCGTCTGCATTGTCAGATGATTTTGAAACAGAAGAAACAGGTTTGGTAGTAAATTAAATAAAAAAGATAGGAGAGAAAGAACATGGCAAGAACAGCAAAAACAGAGCAGGTAACAAGTTTGGAACAGTTAAAGCAATATGCAGATGGTAATATCGTAAGACTTCCAGATTTTGCAGAGGGTCAGCCTTTTGTTGCGAAACTTAAAAGACCATCTATTTTAGGGATGGCAAAACAGGGAAAGATTCCAAATTCATTACTTGTTAAAACAAATGAGTTATTCGTACAGAGTGGAAGTCTTGATACAGAAGAAAATAGTATGATGCAAGAAATCTATGACGTAATTGATTTGATTGCAAGTGAAACTTTTGTAGAGCCAACATATGATGAAATCAAAAGTACAGGGACTGAGCTTACAGATGAACAGATGATGTTTATTTTTAATTACTCACAACAGGGGGTAAAAGCTTTAGAATCCTTTCGTACAGAGTAAAAAGGTAGAAAGCGTATTAGCAATATCAAGGCAGTATAAATGTTTACCTAGTGAAGTGTTAGGGATAGAGGACAGTTATACTGCCTTTTGCTTTAACGAAGCGTGCTGTGAATTAACATTGAGATTAACAGAGGGAGAAAAACCTCATTACATAGAACAGAACAAAAAAGCGGAAACAAAACACTATAACAATTTTAAAGATTTTTATAAACAGTACGAATAAAAGTATTGTTTGAAAGGAGAAACAAATGGCGGTTAATATGGGAACTGCTGTGGCATATTTGGAACTTGATTCAAGTAAGTTTCAAAAAGGGTTTAAATCCGCTTATAACGACCTAAAAGTTTTTGGGGATAAATCAGCCACAGCAGAACAAAAGTTTAAAGGACTTTCAAGTGCCTTTGCTACAGTTGGAAGTACAATGTCAAGAAGTGTAACATTGCCACTTGCAGGAGTAGGGGCGGCGGCACTTAAAGCTGGAACAGATTTTGAAAGTGCTATGTCACAAGTTGCCGCAACAATGGGAACAACAACAGATAAGATTCAAAACCTTTCCAAGTTCGCACAGCATATGGGTGCTACAACAGCGTTCAGTGCAACGCAAGCGGCAGAGGGATTAAATGTATTAGCGCAGAGTGGATTAACGGCAGAAGAGCAAATGACAGCATTACCGGAAGTATTAAACCTTGCGGCGGCTGGTAATTTAAGTTTGGCAGATTCTTCCACTTATGTTGTAGGAACACTAAAAGGTTTTGGAAAAGGAATGGATGAAGCAAAGCGTGTCACAGATTTAGTTGCAAAAGGGGCAACAATGGCGAACACAGATGTTAGAGGATTAGGAACAGCACTTTCATCTTCATCAGCAACAGCTAAGAGTTATGGACAAAATATGGATAGTGTAACATTAAGTTTGTTGCGATTAGCGGAACAAAACATAACAGGAGAAGAAGCGGCAACATCATTAAACAGAGCAATGATGGATTTGTACACACCTACAAGTACAGCCAAGAAAGCACTTGACGAATTAGGTGTTTCAGTGTATGATGCACAAGGAAACGCAAGAGATTTTAATGACGTTGTAGACGAATTAAATGGCAAGCTAAGTGGAATGTCAGAGGAAGAAAGAAACGCATATAAAAATACCATATTCACAACATATGGATTGCAAGCGTTTAACAAAATGACAGTTTCATCAACGGAAAAAGTTAATGATTTTAAAGAGGGGTTGAAAAATGCAAACGATTCTGCATTAAAACAAGCGCAAACGCAGCTTGATAATTTAAAGGGCGATATAACACTTTTTAAATCAGCATTAGAGGGTGCGGGAATTGTTATATCAAATGTATTAATACCAAACATAAGAAACTTTATTCAGTGGCTTACAAATCTTGTAACAAAGTTCAATGAATTGTCAGAAGAACAACAGAATTTTATCGTAAAAGCGGGTCTTGTAATTGCCGCAATCGGTCCAGTTTTGCTTATTTTGTCAAAAGTTGCAAGTACAATAGGCACTATAATTACAGCTGTTAAAACAGCAAGTGGAGTTATTGGAAGTGTAACAAAAACAATACAGCTTCTTAGTATGGGGCAATCAGAATTGATAGCAAGCATGGGTGGAATACCAAGTGTTATAACAAAAATTGCAACGACCTTTAGTTCAGTGATAGCACCAGCTCTAGGAGTTGTTGCAGTTATTGGAACATTGGTTGCAATGTTTGTTACATTGTGGAAAACAAATGAAGAATTTAGAAATAACATAACAAATACATTCAATGAATTAAAGAAAGTGTTTTCAGATTTTGCGAATGAATTTGTAAGTAAGATAAATGAATTAGGTTTTAATTTTGAAAGTATCACAGATGTAATTAAAACAGCATGGGAGACATTATGCGATATATTTGCACCAGTATTTGAGGGTGCTTTTTCTACAGTTGTAGATATTATACAGTTTGTTTTAAGCAACATTTTAAGTATAATGGATATATTCATTGGAATATTTACAGGAGATTTTGAACAAGTTGCAGATGGCATAAAAGGATTGTTTGACAACGTAGTAGAAACGTTCACAAGTATTGGAAGCACAATTTTAAGCACTATAGGAGATATAGGAGCGAAGATATTAGAGAAGTTTGGACTTGATGAAGCGGCGCAAAAGTTTCAAGAGTTCTTTGACAAAGTGTCTGATATTTTCAGCAGACTTCCAGAGATTATTTTGGGAGCGTTTGATAGTGTTAAAACATTCTTTACAGAAACAATTCCAGAGGTATTTAATAATGCAGTTGAAACAATACAAGGCTTTGTTAATAATATTATAAGTTTCTTCGCCGAAACAATACCGAACGCATTCAACACTTTTGTGAATGAAACAATACCGAACACAATAAATGCAATTACAACATGGTTTGAACAGTTACCGTATAAGATTGGTTATGTAATAGGTGAAATGCTTGGACATATATATCTGTTCGGTCAGTCTTGTATTGAATGGGCAACAACTGAATTGCCAGTGATAATTGAAAATATTGTAACATGGTTCGCAACATTACCAAGCAGAATATGGGAATGGTTGCTTGATACAATAAACAAAGTTATTGAGTTTGGGACAAACTTAGTTGAGACTGGTGTTCAAGCCGCAACAAACTTTGTAACAAATGTCGTAACATGGATATCAACATTACCTAGCAGAATATATCAATGGCTATCACAAACTATAAGTAGAGTAATATCATGGGGTTCACAGCTTGTACAGAGCGGAGTTCAAACAGCAACAAACTTTGTTTCAAGATTTATTTCATTCTTGCAACAACTACCAAGTAAAGTATGGAGTATAGTATCGCAAATACCTAGTAAGATATTAGCAATAGGAGGTCAGATGTACAGTGCTGGTAGAAATATTTTGTCGCAGTTGTGGAATGGATTAAAGAGTATAGGAGAAAGCATACTCGGTTGGGTAAGTGATTTTGCAAGTAAGATAGGAAGTTTTGTAAGTGGAATAATTAGCGGATTTAAGAATGTTGTAAGTGGTGCGAATGAGGCAAAGTCAGCCGCTAAGAGTGTAAATGGTAAGCATGCAAACGGTTTGGATTATGTACCGTTTAATGGATATATAGCAGAGTTGCATAAAGGTGAAAGGGTATTGACAAAACAGGAGAATGAAGAGTATAATAACAGTAGAGGTAAAAATAGTAGTGGAGACACATTTAATTTCTACAATACAAAACCAAACGCATATGAGTATGCAAGACAAATGAAAAAAGCAAAAAGGGAGTTACTGTTAGGATTTTAAAAAGGTGGTGAAAACAATGGTCAAAAAAGTTATACTAACAAATAGCGTAACAAAAGACAGTATTGTTATTGATTCAAAAGATGGTTATTATATCATTGATGAAATTGACTGGGATACACCTAGCGTAGAAATGTCAGCATATAGAGTGCCTTATCAAATAGGGCAGTCTTATGCTGGTTTAACAGTTGGAACAAGAAAACCAACTATAACAGGATATGTTGTTGCTAAGGACGTAGAACAGGCAAGTACATGGGAGCAATACTGGGATAATTGTGAAACAGCAGTACAAGACAAAAAGGAAGAACTAGATAGAATGATTTCTATATATCAAGAAATTGTGATTGAAGCAAATGGATTTTACTTAGATGCAAGACCAACAGCACCACCAAAATATTCTAATACTTATAAAGAAAACAATGAAGTTCTATGTAAGTTTATTTTGGAGTTCGAATGTTTCAATCCAATGTTCTACAAAGAAACAAAAATAATAAATCTTTCAGATGCAGAAAATATGTTCAAGTTCCCGTTGACAATACCTAAAACAAAAGGAATTACAATGGGAGTCGAACGCAGAAAGAAAATTATTTTGATTGAAAATAATGGTGATGTTCCAGTCGGATGTATTATAAGGATGAAAGCTGTTAGTGATTATCTAATAACACAGCAAGTAAACAGCATAACAGAAAATGCAAAAATAATATTTTCTGATTTAAGCATATCGGCTGGGGAAGAGATTATCATAAATACAAATATAGGCGAAGAAAGTGTTAAGTTACATACCTTAAGTGGGGATGAAGCCTCGATAGTTGGGAATATGGAAGTTGGTTATAAACTGTTTAAAATCCTCTTAGGAAAAAATTACTATTCATATGAAACACAGCCAAGTGATGGTGTTATGGATGTTAGTTTTGAGTACAGAGAACAGTATTTCAACATAAGGGGGATGTAGAACATGATAACAATATTAGACGATACAATGCGTATAGTTGATGTTCTCCGTAAGTATGAATATTCGCAGTATCAGTATAAGGCAAGAGAAATAGGAACATTTCAAATAAATGCAATGCTTGATAAAGAGAACTTATGTTTGATGGACAAAACAAAAAACTTTTATGTTCTGTTTGATGATGATGTTTTTGGTGTTATTGAGTCAGTAAAACGTGAAAGTGATAGTGAAACAAGCAAGGTGTTTGTAATAAAAGGTAGTCTTGCATTAAAACTGTTAGAATATAGAGTTATTAAAGGACAAGTGACATTTAAAGGAAAAAGTTATAAATATATTGAAGAGTTGGTAAAACAAAATCTTATAATGTCAGACGATAGCAATAGAAATATTGCACTTTCAGTTGAATTCGAGGATGAAGAAAGATTAAAACAAGTATGCAGTATTATAGATAAGCAAGTGACAGGCGGTTCATTGTGGGATGAAATTAGTGAAGTTGCAGAAGCAGATAAGTTAAGAATTGTCTTAAAGCCTAATGTTGTAGTAATCAACAGAGAAAATCCATATAATATAGATGGATGGACGCTTATAATTGGTGCTGGCGAAGATAGAACAAGACATAGAGGAAATAAAGTAGTTAGTCCTGTGGTATTTTCTCAGTCTCTAAGTAATATAGCAAATACAGATTATATAGTCGATAGAAGTAAGCTGAAAAATACAGTATATATTGCAGGAGAGGGAGAGGGAACAGACAGAAAGTGGTATAATATAGACGTTAATTCAGATGTTACTTTTGGAGAGCGTAAAGGGTGGAACAGGAAAGAACTATGGGTTGATGCAAGAGATATTCAAAGTGAACAGGATAACAAAAAGTTAACTGATGCAGAATATGAAGAACTTATGAAACAAAGGGCAGATGAAAAAGCTAAAGACAATGATTTAAGTGAAGAATACACAGCAACGGTTACAGATATAACAAAACAATATACATATAAAAAAGATTATAACATAGGAGATTTTGTTACAATCGCAGATGAAGAACTTGGAATGGAATTTGATGCACAGATTACAAATGTAATAGTGACAAGGCAAGATGATAGAGAAATCATAGACTTAGAGTTCACATATGGCTTAAGAATCAAAGACATTGTGGATGAGTCTAAAGTTGCAATGAAAAAAATTGAACAGACAGAAGTAAATGTTAAGTATATTGAAAATTCGTTGAACAGCTTAAGCATAATAAAGTGTATGACAGTGCAGATGCCTAGCGGTGATGTATTAAGAACAGGCGAGCAATATTTATATTTTAACACAATAGCGGATGATACATCTAATGGAATGCTAATCGGTGGAAATGGTGCGATAAAAATAGGAAAAGGAGTTAAGTCAATTCTTGTATCATTTACAATATTTTCTCGTACTTCAACAGGTGATTATTTATTTTATATCTGTGAAATATGGAGAAATGGAGCAAAATATAAAGAGATTTCAAGTGCGATTGGTTCTCCTAGTACGCAAGGTAGCTATATGTCATGTACGTCATGTGATGTATTGATTGAAGTACAGGAAGGTGATGAGATATGGTTGAAAAAATCAAACTCTGTGGAAGAGAATATTCGCGGGGGTGTTCACTCAAATTTGACTGTAAAAGTCGTAAGTGTTAAGAGATAAGAAAGGAGTGGTCAATATGGCTGAAAGGTATGGTTTTTTTAATGCGGTAGAAACAAGTAGCGGTGTTTATGACAGAACATATAATGCAGAAGATTTTGCAAGCTATTTTTCAAAGTTTATCGGTAATGGTGTTTTTGTAAACCCTACAGACGGGTTGAAAGTGTCAATTCAGAGCGGATTGAAAGTAACAGTAAAAGCAGGAAGTGCCTATATAGATGGATATTACTATGAGTTAACAGAAAATAAAACGCTAACAATTCCAGTTAATAGTTCATCATATGTACAGGAAGATTCTATTGTTATTAGGCTTGATAAAGTGAACAGAAAAATTTCAATCGAGTTAAAACAAAATGATGTAAGTGTTTCAAGAACGTCAACAGTTAATGAGCTACAACTAGCAACAATAAGAAAGCCAGTCGGTGCGTCGACTCTCGTTCAGTCAGACGTAACAGATATGAGACCTTACAATGAGGTTTGTGGATTCGTAACAGGAGTTGTACAGCAAATAAGTACATCTGATTTATTTTCGCAATTTACGTCAATGTTCAATGAATGGTTTAACGGAATTAAAGGACAGCTTAGCGGAGATGTGGCAACAAGTTTACAAAATCAAATTAATGAGATTAACAAAAAGATAGATGCAATGCCAACAATCAGACAAGGAACATCAGAACCTAGTGATTCAACAGGAAAAGACGGAGATATCTATATCCGTATTACTGATTAGGAGGTGTGATATATGTCAGCACCAAGCGGTACACAATGGAGTTCCGTTTCAACAGGAACAAAATATCAAGGTTGTATTGGTTTATATGTTGATTCTTCTAACAGCAAAACCCAAACGGAAGTAACAGTGCAAATATGGTATTGGTCACAATATTCTTGTCAAGATAGTTCTAATACATTTTATTTTGATTGGGACAGTTCAGCAAGTTCAAGTATTGGAAGTAGAAATATCAACACAAGTTCTGGACATAGTTGGGATACAGCAAACCAAGTCTTAATTGGAACATACAGCAAAACATACGACAGATACACATCTAGTTATATTGGTACATGTTCTGCTAGGTTTACTGGAATCGAATATGGTGGAGGAAATTCATACACAGCAAATGTAAACTTTACAATTCCGGCAGTAGATAGATACACAATTACTTATCATGGAAATGGTGGTTTGTGGAATCAAAAGGATAGCTGGTCAGAACAAGTTTATTATGGTTCTAGTTATGTTACACAAAAAAACTTTTTTACAAGAAATGGCTATGTGTTTAAAGGCTGGAGGGAAAGTAATGGAACGGACTGGACTTCGTGGATTGGAAAGCCATGGACATGGATATATGAAAGAAATGTAGATTTATATGCAGTATGGGATAGAATAAGTTGTGCTGTCAAATTTGATGCCGGTTCAAATGGTGGAACTGTTAATGGTTATGGTTCGATTGTAAGAACCGTATATTATGGAGACAGGTTAGGAGAACTGCCAACAGCAAAAAGGCTGAACTATGAATTTTTAGGCTGGAATACAAATCAAAATGGAAGTGGTTCATATATTGAAGAAACGAGCATAATAACAGCAAATATAACATTATATGCAATATTTAAGTTACAAGCTAATTGCTACACAAAACAAAGTAGCAAGTACAAAACTGGTATGATGTATAGAAAAGATGGAAAATACAGTACAGGAATTGTAAAAGTAAAAGTAAATGGAAAATACAAAGATGCAACAATTTAAGGAAGTGAAACAAGTATGGAAGAATTTGGTGAAGTTCTGTTAGACGTACAGAAAGAGTACAAACGTTCAAACAAGTTAAAAGATATTATAATTATCATTTTAATTGTTTTAATGTTCTTGCAATCAGCATTTAGTTTTGGTTGTTTTGTTTGGTATGAATCACAATTTGAATATTATGACACAGCACAGGAAGAAAATACAAAAGATGTTGACATTGAAACAAGTGGAGACAGTGCAAATGCAGAATACAATGACGTAAGTGGAAATCAATATAATGATAATGCGGTTCATAACCAAGGTGGTGAGAATTAAGGATGGCGAAAGCAAGCATACATGTAACAAAAACAAGAACAATAACAAGGTCAAAGGTTAAAGTTCCGAAGAGTAGAAATAAGCAAGGTGGTAATTCTAAGAAATGTCCAGTATGCGGAAAGTTTATGGGAAGTGGTAAGCATGGATAAAAAGAACGCAGAAACTAGGACGAAGCTAAAGGACATAAGTTCTGTAAAAGAGTTTGGTGATTTGATGGAGCAAACAATGCTAAGTGATGAAGAAAAGCAGATTTTATGGATGCATTATAAGGAGAAGAAAACTTTGCAATGCATAGCTGATGAAATTGGTTTATCAGAAATTGCAGTTAAAAAAGAAACATAGAAAGATGCTTATGAAAATAGGTAGAATGATTTGATGGAGTGCGAAAGCACTCCTTTTTTATTGCACATATTCTTTAAGGTTATTCCTAGTATACTTTGTTTATATTTCAAAACATTAAAAGTGTGATATATTAAAAGCATGAAAGGAGTGGTGATTGATGTACAATTATACAGGGTATGGGATGAATCCATATCAGCAACAATTAACACAAAATAGAATTGCACAGATGGAACAGCAATATAATTACCAACAGCCATATATGCAAAATCAGAGTCAAACACAGATGCTAAAAGGTAGACCAGTTTCAAGCTATGATGAAGCGAAAGCAAGTATGATTGATTTAGATGGCAGCTTATTTGTTTTTACGGATATTGCAAATGGTTGTATTTACACAAAGCAAATATTGTTAGATGGTTCAGCAGAACTTAAAACATATATATTAAAACCAACAGAAAATAAAGTAAATATTGAATATGTATCTAAACAACAGTTTGAAAATGTTGTAAGTGAATTGAAACAAAGAATAAAAGAACTCAAGGAGGGTGTGGCTTATGTTTCAGAAGTTGAGCAAACAAATGATGCAGAATAATCCGCTTTTTAAAAGAGCAGAAGAAATGGCGCAAGGTAAATCGGAACAAGAGCTTGAGCAAGTAGCTAGAAACTTATGTAAGCAAAGAGGAATAGATATAGAACAGGCTTATAAACAGTTTCAAGCATTTATGGGTGGTATGAACCGCTAAAGTGTACATATAGCGGCTTATATAAATATTATTAATGGAGGTAACAATTATGGGAATGGATGGAAATGGATTGAGTGTAGCTGATGCATTAGCACTCGGAAAAGAAAACAATGGAATGTTCGGCGATGGTAATGGAAGCTGGATTTTCTTCTTATTCTTCCTACTTGCATGGGGAGGTAACTTTGGAAATTGGGGTGGTAATGGTATGAATAGTACAGCAAGCGCATATACAGATAGTGCAATTCAGGGAGGGTTTGATAACCAAGCAGTTATGAACAAACTGAATGGTTTGGAGAATGGAATTTGTGATGGATTCTATGCAGTTAATACTTCGCTTCTGAATGGTTTTAATGGAACACAGCAAGCAATCAATAATGTAGCAGTAGCGGGAATGCAGAACACAAATGCACTTGCTTCACAGCTTGCGGATTGCTGTTGCACAACGCAGAGAAGTATTGATTCTGTAAGATATGAGAATGCAAGAAACACTTGTGATATTGTGAACGCTATTAAAGCAGATGGTGATGCAACAAGAGCATTAATGACACAGAATGAGATTCAGAGCTTACGTGACCAGTTGCAGACAGCAAACTTCCAGCTGAGTCAGCAGGCACAGAACGCAACACTTATTTCAACATTAAGACCAACACCAATTCCAGCATATCAGACTTGTAGTCCATATGAAAGCGCACATATGTTTTCACATTTTGGAACAGCTTGCAATAATGCATGTGGATGCTAAAGGTGTTTATTTGATGATTTAAGAGAGTTTCCGCTTATGCGTGATATATTTGTAGGGGCGGCATAAAAACCGCCCTATTCGTTTAATTAAAAGGGTTAGAAAGGGTGATATAAAATGGCATGTAGTTTATATAATAATAATGGATATGGATGCGGTGGTTGTGTACATTTTGTTAAAACAAACAGTGTAGTAGTTCAAGATGGTGTTTTGGTTTTGAACATACCACAGGCAAGTTATAGCAACAAAGAAAGAGTATGTATTTGCATTGCACAGGCAATTCCAACAGTAACAAGTGCAGAAACGGTAGCTATAACAATCGGAACAGGAACAACGCAATATGTGCTTAGAACAAAGTGTGGAAATAATGTTCATGCAGACCAGTTAAGAAGTAGAAAAGTGTACCACACAAATGTTGCAACAGATGTTGGTACTTTTATGGTTAGTAGCTGTGAGTTATGCGGAACAAGCTATAATTTCCCAGTAATATAGGAGGGCGAAACAATGTATGAAGTAAATGGTGTGAAATATGACGAAAACGTAAATACAAACAAAGCAAACACAGAACAGGGATGGAATACACAGGAACAGCAACCATATATGGGAACACAAAGAAACAAACGTATGCAAGAAAGCATTGCAGAAGAAGTGTATATAAAACTTGATGAACACATGCAGAAAGCATTAAGTTTCCATGAACAGCTTGCAGACTATTTCTGTTTCCTTGGTTTACAAGGATTCAAAAGAAAGTTAGAATGTCAGTACATGGATGAATGTGCAAACAAAAGAAAGCTACACCACAAATACATAAATCTTCATCAGAAGTTAATCCCATTAAGACAAGTGCAGTTTCCACAGATGATTCCAAGAGATTGGAGTAAATACACAACAGATGATGTAAACGACAGTGTTCTTCCTAAATTCGTGAAGAATGCAATGGAGCAGTATAAACAGTGGGAACATGAAACAAAAGAACTGTATGAAGAACAGTGGCAGAAATGCATGAACAATGGAATGGGTGCTGATGCTGAATATATTTCAAAGCTTATACAGGATGTAACAAAAGAGCTAAAAGAAATAAACAGAATGTGCGAACAGCTTAACGGTACTGGATATGATGTAATAGCAATTCATAACATGCAGGACAAATACCATAAGAAGTATAAGGATAAATATAATGATACTTATACAGATAAGTGGAAGAAGAAAGAAACAAAACATAATAAAATAGATAAATAAAATAAAACATAAAGCTATGTATTATATATAATATAATTAATATATTTATATATTTTATATAGCTTTATTTATTTTAAAATATTTTATAAAAAGTATTGTAAAAACTATTGACTTTTATTTTAAGTATGTTATAATATAATCAAGTTAAAGGTAAACAAACAAAACAAACTAGGAGGACAAAACAAATGAAGAAAAGAACATTCAAAACGGAGATGAAATTAAATTTAGCAGAGCCTAATTTGAATAAGAACAATACACTTGAGGAATATACAGAACAGTTATTAGATGAAAATGAATATTGTAATGTAAAGGCAATTTGCTCAACGGCATTTATTATGAATGATAAAGAATTTACTTATTTCAAAAATAATTTGTTAAAAGATTTTAATTTTTTAAAAGATGTTCCTTGTGGATGTGAAGAAGATTACACACAATATGTTATAATGATTGTAAACGAAAAAACAGAACAAAAGTTTTTTGTAAATACACAAGGTTATAGTTATGCAAGATATTGTTTATTTAATTAAAAAAATATAATTAAGGGGTTGACAAAATCAGCCCTTTGATATATAATTAAATTAAGTTAAGAGAGAACAAACAAAACAGAAAAGGAGAAAACAAAGATGAAGAAAGAATTTATTAAAAATAATAATTTAACAGGCATGGTTAGAGAGCTTGTTGATGGTTTGGGAATGAGCAGTGCAGATGCTATTGAATATGTTTATGATATGAAAACAATGAGCAACGAAGAATTTGCTAAAAAATATTTAAAATAAATGTTGACAGTATTTGAAACATATGTTAATATAGTTTTAGAAACAAGAAAGAAAACAAATTAGGAGGAAACAAAATGGTAAAATATGCAGAGTTTGAAACAATCGTATTAGCAACATACAGAAGAGGATTGGCTAGTTTTGAGGAAGCAGAAAACAAGTTGTATGGATATCTGAAATGCATGACAGATATAGGAGTGTTAGAAGTGCATAGAGCAAGTGAGGAATTTCAGATTTCAGTAAAGAAACTGCTGGACATTTCGGAAAGGAGATAAAACAAAATGACACCATATAACTACAGAAAGCTACAGAGAAAAGTAAAAAGAAAGGTGAAGATATTCAAAAGAGCGTTCCGAGCCTTTTGGAAAGAATGGGGCATAACAAAACAGGATTTTAATGATATTATAGCTTGTTTATCATTGTTTGGAATGCTATATATGATAGCATTAATTAGTATAATTGTTTTAAAATAAATATTGACAAAGAAAAAGCAGAGTGATATAATTAAGACATAAAAAGAAAAGGAGAACAAAACAAATGAGATTTGAAGAAATGAAAGTTGCAGAGTTAAAACAGCAGTCAAGAAACAGAGGACTCACATTGGAAAGTAAAGGACACAAGTTCACAAAACAGGAGTTGATTGATAGACTTAATGCTTATGAGAATGAAGTTAATGAGTTTGATGAAGCGTGGGTTGAAGAAAAAAGTAAAACAAAAGTAGAAAAACAGCCAGCACCAAGCAACGAAGATGATGAATCATGGGTTGAGATAAAAGGATTCGAGACAGAAGAGGTTAAAACAATTGAAGATGAAACAGAAGAAAGAAAATTTGCAACACTTGAAGAAATCGAGATGAAATATGGCTCAAGAAAAGAACAGCGTATTTATGACAATGTTTTACAGGTTGGATGCATGATTTGTTATGTTAGATTTATTGAAACAAAGCACGGAAAACTCTTAAAGAAGCTCGGAACAGCAAAAGTTGTCGGAGTAAACAGAAGAAAGGAACTTGTAAGAGTTCAGACACCAGTAGGAGAAGAAAAGGAACTTACGTTTGATGAACTTATTTTCATTCGTGATGTAAATGTCAGAACATATCCAAAAGATATCAATTCAGTATTATATGCACAGAGACAGGCAGTAAGAGAGTACAAAGAAAGGACAGGACAGAAGAATGAACACAGCACAGATAGAACAGAGTGTTAGAAGACTATATGAAGCACAACAAGAGAAAAAGAAGTTTGACCAATATTATGATGAAGTAAGAAAAAAAGAACAGCTTGCAGTTACAAATTTTATGTTTACAAATCTCCCAAAAGGAGAAGAAACTTTTGACATTGAGTTAAAAGATGGGATGAACTATTATACAAACCATGTGAAGCTTAAAGTAACAAAAGTTAGAAGAAAGAAGCTAACATGGAAGTTTGAAAAGTTAAAACAGAACATTTCAAAACAGTTGTACAAAACAGTTGTGAATAAAACATATAAAGTAAATGATATGGATGGACTTATTAAGTATTTGAAACAGTGTGGAGTAGATGCGAAGAAGTTCAAAAAGTTCATTGATGTTGAAGAAAGTATGGACGAAACAAAGTTAGACAGAATGTATGAAACAGGCAAAATAAGTAAAGAGGACAAAGCACAGTTAGGAAAATGCTGTGATGTTGAAATATCAGAGCCATACATTAAGATAACAGAACAGAAAGGCTAGAACGAGATGCATGATAAGAACATACGGAGGAAAGGAACTTGCGAAAGTATTAATCTATTATGGAATTGTTGAAGAAATAACAACAACAGAGTTTAATATAATATGTCCTTTCCATGATGATATAAACCCATCAATGAGAATATGTTTAGATGATGGAACATTTTTTTGTTTTGGGTGTGAAGCGAAAGGCAATGCGTTAGATTTTGTTATGAAAGCACACCCGGAGCTAAATGATTTACAGGCGTGTTGTTTGTTAGAACAAATATTGCATAGTGATAAAATCGAAAAGCTACAGATAAGGGTTAAAAGAAAAAGAAAGAAACAAAGCAAGCAAGCATTGATTGAAGCAAAAGATTATTACTATGGATTAAAAACAACAGATTGGAATGAAGCAAATAGTAAGGACGAAAAACAAATAATTGAATACATGAAGAAACGTGGATTCAGTAAACGTGCGCTGAATGTTTCAAAGTGTAAATACAATTATAATGTTGCTTATCCGTTTATATTTCCAATATTGGACAATGGAAAGTTTATGGGATGGGTAGGAAGAACAATGAATCCGCATGTTGAAAAGAAAAGAAAGTACTTGTATAATGAGGGATTCAGAAAGCGTGACACACTATGTGGAACTTATGAAGAGAACTGCATTCCATATATATGTGAGGGATACATGGATTATTTAAGTCTTAAAACAAGAGGACATATAAAAAATGTTGTTGCAATACTTGGATGGCATATATCAGATGAACAAGTGAACAAATTAAAACAAAAAGGAATTACAGCAGTAATATCTGCATTAGACAATGATGAATGTGGAATAAAAGGAACAGAGTATTTAAAGCGGTTTTTTAATGTGATACGCTTTGATTATCCAGCTGATAAAAAGGATGTGGGGGAAATGTCAGAGGAAGAAATAAAAGCCGCTAAACAGCGTTCTAGGAGGGTCAGAAAGCATGGTACTGAAATATAAAGTAACTTGTAAAATGAATTTGTATCACAAAGATACATTGGAAAAATTAACGATTGACAGAGAGATAGGTGGAGAGTATAATGAAGAGAGTGAAGAATACAAACTGATTTGTATGGATTATGAAGTTATGTTTGGATTTAAACGTGATGAAGATAAAGCAAGTTTTGATGAAATGCTTCTAACAGAGCTTGTAAAAAGAGCAAAACAAAAAATGCGTGAAACAATAGAAAGAATTAACGCTGTGATTAAAAAGTGTTATCTTGAAGATGCAAATGCAGTTGTAGAGTTCGGTGGTTATATCATAAATCCAAAACAGTTTTGTGCGGTAGAAATCGGTGAGTATAAAACAAACATATCAAAAGAATAAAAGGAGAAACAACATGGGAAAAATTAAGTTATCAGACATTAAAAGTGAAATCAGTAAGAGTGGAACAAGTAAAGGAAAATTCATGTTTTTCAAAGAAGATTCAAAAGCAAGAGTTCATTTCTTAACAGATATGGAAGATGGTTTAGAAATCAAGTTCCATGACAGTTTTGCTTTAGGTGTAAACGTTCCATGCCAAGAGGAATTTGGCAGAACTTGTGAGTATTGCGAAGATGAAAACTTAAGAACAAGAAAGATGTATGTGTGGAGTGTATACGATTACGAAAGCAAAGAAGTAAAACTGTTAATGGCGGCAGTTAATAACTGTTCACCAGTTCCAGCACTTGCTTCATTATATGAAACATATGGAACGCTTCTTGATAGAGATTATGAGATTAAAAGAATTGGTAAAGGGCAGAACACAACATATTCTGTTATTCCGTTAGACAAAGCAAAATTTAGAAATAACAAAGTAAAGCCATTGTCTGATTCAGCAATCTTAAAATACATTGATAAGGCATATCCATCTGATAACAATGAAGATTTTGATGAAGAGGATGAACCTAAGAAGAAATCAAACAAAACAAAAACAAAAGCTAAAACAAAAGTCGAAGAAACAGATGACTGGGATGAAGAAGAGGACGAAACAAATGACTATGAAAGCATGAAGCCACAGGAGCTTTATAAGCTGTGTAAAGAGCGTGACATTGATTGTAAACCGAAGAAGTCAAAAGAATATTACATTGACCTTTTGGAAGAAGCGGACGAAGAAAATGATTATGACGATTGGGATGAAGAAGAGGACGATTGGGAAGAGTAAAACAAAATAAAGTTACGTGTTAGGGGTTGACAAAATCAACCCTTTTGTTATAATTAAGTAGAACATAGAGAACAGAAAGGAAGATATAAATGGGAAATTTTTTCGATTTACATAGACACGATGAATATTCATTGTTTGATGGATTCGGTAAGCCAGAACAGTTAGCAAAACATGCAAAAGAATTAGGATATAGAGCATTAGGGATAAGCAACCATGGTTCTATCAGTGGACTTATAAAACATTACCAAGCATGTAATGAAGTTGGAATAAAACCAGTTATGGGATGCGAAATATATTTCCAACCAAAATTCAATAAAGAAAATCCAAAAAGAAAGAGTTATCATTTGAATTTGTTTGTGAAGAATTTGCAAGGATACAAAAATTTATGTCACATTATGACAGAAGCAAACACAAAACAATTCTACTATAAGCCAATAGTTGATTTTAAGTTGTTAGAAAAGTATTCAGATGGACTTATATGTACAACAGCTTGTATAGCAAGCGCAACGTCACAAGCTATTTTAAATGGTCATAGAAGCACAGCAGAACGTTTGTTAGATAAATTCAAAGAAATATTCGGAGAAGATTTATATGTTGAAATACAGCCATATAAGATAGATGCACAAGGTACACAGCAAAGGACAGACTATGAACTTATGGGAATGGCAAAAAGAAAGAAAATAAAATGTATTCTAACAAGTGATTCACATTTTGGAAGCAAAGAAGATTTTGATACATATTGTAAAATGCATGAAATCGGAAAAACAACATTGGATGTAAAAAGAACATACAGTGAAAGGTACATGCCTACAGAATATGAGATAACAGAACGATTTGCGAACATCTATAAAAAGAAGTTTAAAAGACCAATGGAACTTGCAGAACGATTTGCAGATAACATGAAAGAAATATATAATAAAGTAGAAGATAACATACTAGATGGTTTAGAATTAGAACTTCCTAAGATATCAGATAATGGAGCAAAACAACTTGAAACATTAACAAAACAGGGATTGAAAAACAGAAACAAATGGAATAAGGAATATTGGAAAAGATGTAAAGAAGAATTGGAAGTAATTAATTACCATGGTTTTGCAGATTATTTTCTTATTGTTAGAGATTATATAACATGGGCGAAAGAAAATGGAATTGAAACAGGAAAGGGAAGAGGTTCTGTTTGTAATTGTCTTGTAGCTTATGCAGTAGGAATCACAGAAGTAGACAGCATAAAATATAACCTAGATTTTAGTAGATTTATGAGAAAGGAAAAGAAGTCATTGCCTAAACTTAATTGGGCATCATTCGTGAACATTGCTTAATGGTGTGTATTATTATAATATGCTAACGGTATCAGAAAAATAAGACTCCTTATTGAAATGTTACAACAGGATAATAGGGCATAGACCATAGACGAATAATCTGACTAAGAAACCCTAAACCAGTGAAGGTGAGATAGAGGGAATACCGTGCCAAGCATATACAGTAGTATATGAAGGTGTAACGACTAGTTTGTGAAGAGAGTAACAAGTGTAGGGATGGAGATAAGCACCATTCCGAAGTGCGAATGCCACAGTAGTGGAAGATATAGTCTAGCTTTGATAGTTTGGAAACGAACGACTAAGGTAGGATATTGACTTAGATTTCGAACGAGATAGGAGACAGGAAGTAATTGATTATGTTATAAACAAATATCCAAACAAAGCAATACAGATTTGTTCTTATGGGATGTATGGAGTTGATAATCTTGTGAATGATTTGGCAAGTGTTTGCAAATTAAAAACAACAAAAGATGTTGATTGGTTTGAAGCAGATGAAAACAAAAAGGTTATTGCTGAAATTAAGTCATATATTAAGGGATTTATAGTAGATGATGAACTGAACATGAGTAACTTATTGAATGGATACAGAACAGAAGAATTTAACGGAAAGTATGATAACATTATAAAACATTTCTCAAAACTTTACGGTAAAATAAAGTATCTTGGAAAACATGCGGCTGGGGTTGCTGTGGTTGGAACAGATATAAGTGATTATACTTGTATTATTATGAGAGATAGAAAGACAGGAGCATTAAGCAGTTGTTTTGACAAAGATGATTTAGAGCATATTAATTGTGTAAAGTTTGACATGCTTGGACTTAAAACAATGTCGGAAATGCGTGAGCTTAGAGAGAAAACAGGGCATACAATAACAGAAGAAGATGAAGAAAGCAAAGAGGTTATAGAGGGATTTAGAGAGGGGAGAACAGACGGAATATTTCAGATGGAGAAGTCAGCACCTAAAAAGATTCTTGATATGATTCAGTGTGATTGTGTTAATGATATCATAGCGGTGAACGCATTAAACAGACCAGCACCATTACAGTTGCACATGCATGAAACATATGCACATAATAAGTTGTCAGGAGAGGTGGATACAACAACACCATATTACAAATACACAAAAGCAACATATGGAACAATGTTATATCAAGAGCAAACAGTTGAAGTAGCGCAGAAAGTTGGACACTTAACACCACAGCAGAGTTTCGATATGTTAAAGATTATGAAGAAAGCGGAGAATTTAACAAAACCAGAATACGTTCCAATTATCGAACAAATGAAGAAAGACTTTTACAGAGGATGCAAGCAAGAGGGATTAACAAAAGAACAAACTAATTCAATATGGGCGTCAATGCTAATCTATGGGTTTAACGCCGGTCATAGCACAGCGTATGCGCTTATTAGTATTGACCAAATGTACTATAAAGTACATTACCCAACACAGTTTTGGTATGTGAAAATGAAGTATGCAGACAATGATGCAGATATATTTAAGTATTCACAGTTTGCGGTAAAAGATGGTGCTGTGGTTATGTTGCCGCATGTAAACTACTCAGCTAAAACCTCATTGCGTAAAATGGATGGAGAGGACGTTATACAGCAAGGGTTGAGTATTATTAAGGGCATTGGAGAAAAAGCCGCAGAAACCATTGAGGAAGAGCGCAGAAAGGGTGTATTCAAGTCTTACGATAATTTCTATGATAGATGCAAAGGAAGAAGTGTTACAACAAGGGTGATTGATATTCTGAAAGAACAGGGTGCACTTGAATTTAACAAACATAAATATATGAGTAGGGTAGTAAAATATAATAGCACATTAATGGCGAGGTAGAAAAGTGATGAAAGAAATTATTGAAACAATGGAGAATGAAGAACGAAAGAAACATGATAATGTAAACCATCCAAAACATTATGATGGGAATTGTAGCATTGAATGTATTGATAACATGAGATTGATTTTTGGGAATCAGAGAGTAACTGATTTTTGTATTGTAAATGCATATAAGTATTTGAGCAGATATAAATATAAAAATGGTAATGAAGATTTAAAAAAAGCAAAATGGTATCTCGACGAAGCAGAGGTTTTGAAGTTAACAATGGAAACATATTTTGATTATGGAATATTTGATAAGCTCGTAGATTTATGTAACAGATATATGGAGGAATACACGCATGTCAAAGGGAATGAATAAAGATGGAATATTAAAACTTATGTCAGAGATTGACAAAAAGGAAAAAGGAAGTGTTTACAGTTTAGGAAGTAAATCGGATGCACTTAAAATTCCAAGATGGAGTACAGGACTTGTTGACCTTGATAACATTATTGGAGGTGGAGTTCCTAAAGGAAGAGTCATAGAGATATTTGGTGCAGAGAGTGCTGGAAAAACAACATTAGGTTATCAGCTATGCGCTCAGCATGATATGTGTTTGGATATTCCGATTGAGGGAACATTTGATGGAGAGAGAGCAAAGCTATTCGGGAACAGACCAAAACAAATGATTGTATATAGAGCAAGATATGGAGAAAAAGCATTTAACAGGGCGATAAGGTTTGCGGAAGAGGGAATACCGCTTGTTATGATTGACAGTGTACCATCAATGCAACCAAAGGATGATATCGACAAAATCAGAAAAGCGGTAAATACAGACAGTGAACAGGAAATGCGTATCGGTGGTGTAGCTAGGTTGATGGATAAGTATTTACCAACACTTGAGGATGTAATAGAACAAACAGGAACAACAGTTATATTTATTAATCAGATTAGAGATAAAATGAATGCATTACCTTTTGGAGATAATATACAAACTCCGGGCGGTCATAAATTAAAACATAGTGCATCACTCAGAATACAAGTAGCAAGAAAAGGCTATATTGAAATTCCTAACCACAATCCATTCAACACAGAAGCGAAAGAGCGTATAGGAATGATTATGAAAGTTAAAGTTGTAAAAAGTAAAGTTTGTAATCCAATGCAGAGCTGTGAAATCCCATTATTCTATGAACGTGGTTTTGTTGATTTTGCAGACCTCGATTCTGTTAGAAAAGAAATTATGGATGAACATAAGAAAAAGTACAAGGAAATGTTAGAGTGATATTTTATTGTATAGTATTTAAGCGAACTTATACAAGCGGTGGAAGTGCAGAACATAAATTCTTCTGTTATGCTGAGACAGAAAAGAAAGCAAGAACAAGATTCTGTACAACTACTGGTTTGAAACAAACAAACATATTATCTATTTCAGAACAGGGAGAAGAAAATGGGAATAATAGACGATATTAAAAAGGATGCAGACAAAACATTTACAAAGGTACAAAGTACGCAAGAAAAAGAAATAGAACAGATGTTAAATGGTTTATTCTATTTAGATAAAGACATTCCGAAAGAACTTAAATTCCTTAAGAGTGTAATGACAAGGGGTGCAGAAACAACAGAAAGAAAAGGATTACATGCAAGTGCAGTAATTGTATCAGATGATAAGTTTTGTATACGACAGCAAGTATTATCATTATTTTACAAACAGTTACAGGGAGAACAAGTTCCAGTAGGTTTAAGGAGAATATTCAGTGAGGGTGATGCAATACATGAGAAGTGGCAAAGGTTATTTATTAGGGGTGGCTTGTGTAAGCCACTAGATTGCGATTATAGCCGTTTTGCTGATGAATTTGACTTATCATATACCCCCGATATAATATGCGAAATACCAGCAGATTACAAGCTTGAAAGCGTATATGATGATAGTGTGGAAAAGATACCATACATTGTAGAAATTAAAAGTGTAAATACATTCACATTTAAAAAACAAAAGTACCATGCAAGCGGTAGAAAACAATGCCAGCTTTATATGTATCTAACTGGAATACACAATGGAATAGTTTTGTGTGATGATAAAAATACACAGGAATTTAAAGTATACCATTATGAATATAATCCAAGTGAAATTGCACAATATATTGGGAGATTGGAAATAATACAGGAAAGTAAAACAAAGCTACTGGAACAAAACAAACTTGTGCAAAGGCACAAGAAATGCACAGGGTATAATTGTAAGATGGCAGAAGAATGTAACATGAAAGATGTGTGTTATGGAAAAGCAAAAGAAAGGCTGTCTAATTAATGGCAAAATATTGTAAAGCATATGCACTCCGTGTAACATACCTAGATTGCATGGAGTGCGAAACAAAGGAGTGTAAAGGAATGCAGAACGTACACAAAACATATTTAAGGCTTTTACCGGAGCAAGAATGTTTTCTTGTATTTGTAAGTAAAAGGGAAAAGGCAAAAAAGAATGTTGTTTTAAAATGCATTGTAAAAGAATGTATAGTACGCAAAGAAGAAACATTGTATAATTTAAAACCTATTAAGTGTGTAACAGATAAAAAGGAAAACATAGAAAGCTATAAACAAAACTTTTTATGTATTAATAGCACAATAGATACTGGCATCAGAAAAACACAGCGAGACATTTATCCAGTATTTACAAGCAAAGAAAAATGTTTGGAGTGGTTAAAAGCATGAGAAAAATAAGTTGTGCAGAATGTTGCTACTTAAATAAAGCGGAAAAAGAAGAAAGTATATTAAACCGATACAGATATAGATGTATGTTTAGCAGAAGAGACTATATTGTTGGAAGTATTCAAAAGGACAGTGAACTTAAAACAATGGGATGTAGTGACTGCAACAGAATAGAAATTGGAACACTGTTCAAATTAAAATCAGAAGAACATGTATATACAATTCTATATTGTGGAAAAGTAGGTAATGAATATCTTTTATATAATCAGAATCTCAAAACATTCAAACTTGTAAAAAGTACATGGATTTCCGAGCATATAAAAAGAATTCAATTTTGCGAATGTAACGATACAAAGATGAACATAAGGGAGGATAAAATAGAGTTCAGAAAGAAACTTGCAAAAGCTAAAAAGGAAAGGTATATAAGAGAGCATGGTTGTAATAGGAATTGATGAAAGTTATACACGAACTGGAATCACAGTACTAGAAGATAAAAAGCTAATTAAAATGTATAGTGTAAACTTTGATGGATGTAAAAATAACTATGATAAGCGTAAAGACCTTAGAAGTGACCTAGAATCCATTTTAGATAAGCTATTAAGGAAGTATAAGTCTATAGAAATAAAATGCATTATAGAGCGAATAAGAACGTTCAGCGGTGGACATATGAGTTCACAGTATTTAATTACAACAGGCGGTTTGATTGTAACAATATTGGATGTATTTTTAGGATACGACATAAAAGTGTACAGTGTAGACACCAAAAGTTGGAAGAACGCAGTTGTTGGAACAAGTAAACCAAAAGAGAATAAATATGGAATAAATCCTAACAAGTATCCTACAATCCTTTATTTGAAGCAGAAAGGACTTTTAAAGTATATAGCCGAGGAATATAAGGGTAGGGGAAAGAAAGGCGTTATAAACGTTAAAATAGGAGCTGAGAAAGTACCGTGTAAAATAAATGATGATTTAGCAGATAGTTATTGTATTGCTATGTATGGGTTCGTTCCTAAAACAAAACAAAAACTAAAAGAAGAAACATTTTAGGGAACGTATAAAAGCGTTCCTTTTTTTGTTATAAAAAGTATTTGACAAAACAAAACAAATAGTGTAATATAGTAATTGTAAACAAGAGAAGACAAACAAGGAGATAACAAAGATGAAAAGAACAGAAACAAACAATGATATAAATATTAGTTTTAATTCAATAGCAGATGTTGTTAATTATATTGATATAACAGAAAGAACATTGCCCTATCAAAGATACCATGCTTCTGATAGTAATAATTATGGTTTTACAGGAACACATACAATGGAAGAAGCAAGGGAGTTATTGTTTCATGGTTGGGAAGATGGAGCAAAACAGTTAAAAAGTAAACTGGATGCTAAAGTTAATGTGAATAACAATGGATATAGAAGCAAAGCGTTTTATGATATTGCAGGATTTCAATGTAGTGTTCCAAGATATTTACAAGGTATTCCAACAAACATGATAAACAATAAAAAAGTTGTTCAAAAACAGAAAGTTGTAAACATAACAAAAGATTTTGGTTATAGCGGTGCAACATCAACACAAACAATGATGCGTGAAAGCGTAAAGTTCTTACAGGCTGTAGATAAGTTAGAAAAACAAGGTATGCGTTGTAATGTATTTGTTAGTGTTGTAACAAGAAGCAGAAAGTCAAAGGGTTATATTGATATTAGAGTGAAAGTAAAAGACAGCTCACAGCGTATGAATTTAAAACAGCTTGCATTTCCGTTAGCACATCCGAGTATGTTTAGAAGAATAGTATTCGGATTGATTGAAAGATTAGATGATTGCAAAGATTTTGGTAGCGGTTATGGTCAATGTACAGGGTGGGAAGAAGTAAAACATTTATACAAAGGCGAATATTATGTTCCAAGAAATGTTATAGAAGAAGAGATAACAAACATTGAAAAATACAAAATAAATTAAAACAAAACTATTGACTTATTTGTTTGTTTGGTATATCATAATAGATGTAAGGAACAAACAAATAAGTCAGATAACAAATAAGGAGAACATAAATGATGATAGGAAGAACATTTGAAAGTGTAACAAAGATTGATGATATGCATGTGGAGTGCAGAACAAAAACAGATTTTGGTGTTGTAACACTGAAAAGAACATTCAGAAAACATACAAAAGAAATTAGAGAAATGCAGAAGAATGGCATTTATGTTTTTGAGATTCAAGGCATCTTCTATTATTACACGTTTGATGAAAATGGAAATGGTACACAGTATAAAGAGCCGGAAAATTTCCGTTCAGAAAACAGAACAACAAACGAACTTAAAACACAAGGAAGAAAAAGTAAAACAAATAAAACTTCTGTGGAGCTTATTCACCCAGTAGTAAAACCTAAAAAGGAAGAACCAGTAAAAGAAATTTCTTTAGTGGAAGAAGAAAAAGAAATCAGACATGAGAAATATAATTTAATTAAAACTTGTATTGAACAGAATGAAGCTGTTTACCTTGTAGGGGATGCAGGAACAGGAAAGAACTTTACACTTGAACAGATTGCATGGGATTTAGGTTTGGATTTCTATTTCACAAACAGTGTACAGCAAGAATATAAAATCACAGGATTCATTGATGCTGGTGGTGTTTACCATGAAACAGAGTTTTATAAAGCGTTTACAAAAGGCGGTTTATTCTTCCTTGATTAAATGGATGCAAGTATTCCAGAAGTATTAGTATTACTCAATGCGGCACTTGCTAATAGGTATTTTGAGTTTCCAACTGGTAGGGTAGAAGCAAATGAAAACTTTAGAGTTGTAGCGGCTGGAAATACTGTTGGAAGTGGTGCTGATGAAATGTACACAGGAAGACTTGTTCTTGACCAAGCAACACTTGATAGATTTGTTACAATTAAGTTTGATTATGATAGAAGAATAGAACTTAACCTTGCAAAGGGAAACACAGAGCTTGTTGATTTTATCGAAGAACTCAGAACACAGGCTAGAACAAATGGAATCAGAGCAACATTTAGTTATAGATGTATTATGGCAGTAACAAAACTTGAGAAAGCTGGAATTGATATTAATACATTGTTAGAGATTGCAGTATTTAAAGGGTTGGGAGCTGATACAATTAATACATTTAATAAATACAGACTTTGTAATAACAAATACATGAAAGTATTTAGGGAAGAGTTTAAGGTAGCCTAAAAAGCTACCTTTTATTATACCTTTAGAGCTTGTATTTTAAGTTTCTAGCTTGTTTATATAGTTCAGTAATAAAAGTATAGGCTAAAGGCATAAAGTGTCTTAAATCGTTAAATAGGAGGGTCATATAATGGAATGTAATATTTTAAGGTTAAAAGGAAACAGTTTATAACGTAAGAGAATATTTAAAGAAGAATAATATAACATTTAAACAAGATTGCAAACGAAGAGGAATAAAACAAATAAATTTTTAAAGAACAATTTTTCTTTTTGTATATATATTTATATATATTTTTCTTTATAAAGCTATACAGCTTATATTTATAAAAGTTAAAATAGTTATTGTTTATTTTTAAAATAGTTATTGACATATAATAACAAATGTATTATAGTATTATTTGTAAACAAGATAACAGTGATATAAAACAAATAGGGAGATTAAAACAGATTAGAAGAAAATATAATAACAAAGGAGGTATAACAAATGGAAAGTATTAATTCAGTATTAAAGCCTTGTCCGTTTTGTGGAGGTAAAGCAGTTTTATTTGTAGAAAATGGTGTACATGTTATATGTTTATCATGTGGAGTTAGAACTTCTTCAAAAGTAGATAAGATTTATCAAAAAGGAGTGTCACAAGAATTAATAGCTACAAATTCTGTTGAACAAGTAATAGAAGAGTGGAACAGGAGGGTATAGAGTAATGTGTAAAGAAATTGAAATAGATACATTAACACAATTTATAGCTGGTTTTATGTATGGAAATTATGACCAAGTGTTAGTTGAATTTTCAACAGGCAAAAGAGTAAAAGCTATTGATATGTCGTTAAGTGTATTGGACGGTATAAAAGTAAAATTTATAAAAGGTATATCGTTTGATTTAGATAAAAAAATGTATGTGATAGAGGTGGAATAAATGTATATTTTCCCAGTATATTGGACAGATAAATTAAAAATAGATTTCCTCCAAAGAGTTGTTTTAATACATAGTTATTTGTACTATGAAGAGGATAGTCCTAAATGGAGTGATAAAAAGTTTGATGAAGTGGCGCAACAGTTAGTGAGAGAACAAAAAGAATATTCACAGAAAACAATTAGAATAAATACACAGTATGGATATGTTTTCTATGATTTTGATGGGACAACAGGATTTGATTTGTTTAGTCGGCTGAATGGAATGGACAAACAGTTCATTGGTAAACTAGCAAAACAAATTATAAAAGGTGAATAGGAAAACAAAATGAAAGCAGATTTTGAAAAAGGAACAAAGGTATGTTCTAAATGTAAAAGGGAATTGCCTATAGAAATGTTTAATAAAAATAGAACAAGAAGTGACGGTGTTTCTGACCAGTGCAGAGAGTGCAGTAAAATTAGCCAAACAAAATATTATTATAACAATAGTGAAAAACAGAAAGCACGTAGTAGAGCGTATTATAAAGCCAATATAGAAGTTGTTCGAAAGAAAAAGAAGAGAGTATGATGATAAAAATCGTAATACGTTTCAAAGAATTGGACGTGTGAGAGGAAATTGTTCAACATTGAAAAGAGATTATGAACTAACAAAAGAGCAGCTAAAAAGAAGAGAGAATAAAAGGAGACAAAGTAAAGTAAAGAAGCCAAGAGTAAATGCTCATGGGATTTTAATTTGGTATAGTGGAGAATTGAATGAGCTGACCCATGAAGAGTATGAAAAAATAATGACAAGAGAATATTCATTGCAAAGAGTATGTGCAATTAGAGGATATGTGGCTCAAAAAAATCCGGTAGAGCATTTCTTGTTTGATTTTGATTTAGAACAAATGTTAAAAGATGGCGTGTATCATGCATCAAAAGGTAAAAAGAAATACATAACAAAATGGTGGGATGGAGAAATACGACATTGGACAGTAAATGATGGCATATGGAAGAAGTAGGGAGGTAAAACAAACATGGAACAAAACATATTAAAAAGGTACAACGAAATACATACAATGCTCTGGGAAGAAGTATTAAAAGCATTTAGTGCTAGAACAAGCAATATAAATGATGTTAAATATTACAAAGAAAATGGACAATTATCATATAAGTTGAATGTATTTAATATAAAAAGAACAGCATTACTTCATTTATGTGTTAGGGGCAAAATAACAGAAGAGGAAGAATACAACTTACTAGCAAATGCTAATTGTGCCGCTTGTTATGTCGCTCATGCTTCACAGTCAATAGAATCTATGAAAGATAATAATTATAGTCGTATTCGTTGTGTATACTGTCCGATAAAGAAATGGAATACTATGGATACGTATTGCCATGATTACTACACAATAGATGATAAATTAGATGATTTAACTGTTTATATATCAAATTGTATTGATGGAAAAGAAAAGTTCAGCATAGAGACATATATGAGCCTTAGAAAGGCTATTATAAAGAAGATGTACATATTAGCACATTTAGAATGGGGGTATGAATAAAGCAATGTATGAAGAGTGTGATATCTTAGAAGAATGTGTAAATGAATTAAGAAAATACATGGCAGAATGTATTAAGCAACTCAATAAAAGGGTGCGATTAAATCTTAGAAATGCTATTTTAAGAAGAATATATTTTTTAGAATGGAGGTATGGAGAATAAATGTTAAATGGAAAAGGAAGTAACTATAGCTATGTAATAGTACAAACAGAAACAAGATTTAAAGACTTGTTTGGAACAGCAGAATTAAATGAAGCAAGAAAGAACTACAGAAGCAAAAGCACACATAGACTTGGCTTGGGATATATCAAATACCTTGAAGCATTAACAAAACAAAAACTAAAAGAACAGGATGGAGAAACAGATGAAGATTGAAAAAGAATATAATGTACAGGAACTTGCAAACAAAGTAAAAGAAAAAATTGAAAATTGTAGCAATTGTGGAATAAGGAACGTTGGTCTTGATATCATAACGGCACAAGAGATTATAGATGTTTTGGAAGTGGTAGCAAGTTGGGAAAACAAAAGAACAAAATTAACAGATATAAGTGACGAAGAGTCAGAAGGCTGTTGTTTTGGTTGGCATATTAATGGGGATAAGAAATGTAATTTATGTGTATATGAAAGAGAATGTATGATTGAAGCAAAAGAAAGAGGGAAGTGTTTTGGAAAATCTTATGGTAAAAGACCTATCATTGTATGTGGGACTTGTAAATACAGAAAGAAGTGCGAGGAACTAACAAAACATGAATAAACGTAGTACAAAGTGGTACAGAAAGAATGAAGCAGAAGTAATGCACAGGCTAGGTTTAAAACCTACAAAAAATAGTGGTGCTGGGTGGATAGAAAAATGTGATGGTGAAAATGAACACTTTCTTTGTGAATTAAAAAGTACAGACCATGAAAGTTTCAGTATTAAACAAAGTGTATTACATGTACTAGAACACCATGCTTTAGAAGCTCATAAAATACCTTTATTTGCTTTTCAATTCATTAACAGGGATGAAGTATGGGTTGCAATAAAAGAAGAGGATATACAGGCATATAGGGAGCTTATAGAGCGTGATGTAATAAATAAGCTTGCAGAAGAAGATGAAGAATTCTTAAAAAAGTATAAAATATGCAAAAAGGGTATTGACAACCAAAATGAAGAAGAGTATTATAAGGGGGAGAAAGAAAGAGGGGGTTCTGAAGCTGTTAGCTTCATGCCTAACACAGATAAGTTAAACAACTTAGATTCTAACTCAAATAGAAATAGTAATACAAAACAAAGTATTAATGTTATAGATGTTAATAAAGTAAAACATAACATAAATGCTAGAAATAACTATTTCAAACAAAAAGAACAAGAAATAAGAAAACAAGAACAGAAGTTTAGAACAGAAAGGAGAAAAACAAAACAGTGGAAAGAAAGTTACAACAAAAAGGGATAGCTACTTTTGAGGGTTTAACTATTGGAAAAAACAAAACAGTACAGGTTAAGTTTAAACTCCGATATGATGAAATCTTAACAAGCGTAGAGTTATTACAGGGATTAAACAATGATATTACTTTACATGCAAAAGGAGCTACAAGCAGGGCAGTAAATTTGGGTATGTTTACTATTGGAGCAATTAACTTTGATAAAGATGGAAATGCAACAATCCCATTTAAGTCACTTGTGGAAAATGTAAACTTAGATAACATTTGTTCATTGGTGGACGAAGAGTATATCATGCTTAAGTTTATGGCAGTATTAGAACTTCCAGACAATGGAGAAGAGGGAGGTGGAGAAGAATGGGAAGATTAACATTTAGAGAACTTTCCTCAAAGCGTTTTAAGGACAGAAGAAATGTTGTGATTTCAGAAGCGTACAACAGTGAAACAAACAAAGTAGGTTATAGTGTTGCAGAACAGCTTGTAACAGAAGAAGATGGAAAAGAAACAAAGGTATTTCTTAAAGGCAGTTTAGGCATTCTTGATGAAGATGGTTTAATTGCATTGCTTGACTGTGTTTTAGAAGCATGTGAAGCTGTTGGACTTGTAGAACATGCTGAGACATGTGAATGCTGTGAAGAAGAAAGTAAATAAATTAATGTTTTATTTTATCAAATAACTATTGACAAAAATAAAAACATATGTTAATATTTAAAAGTAAACAAATAAAGCAGATTCAAGAAACAAATTAAGAGAACAAAGTAAAAGAAAAAGGAGAATGAAAAATGGCAAAGAATTGGACAGCCTATGAAGCGGCAAAGGAAATTATTGAGGGAAAGAACAAAGAAAACATCTGTGAGATTGGTTCACGTTATCCAATGCTTACAAGAGAGGTAGCGGTAGCTGGTGATAAGATTCTTGTAATTCTTAAAGCACTTCCAAAGGTTACAGCAAGAGTCCTTGAAACAGGACTTAAAGATGGTGTGGAAGTTGAAACAGAAGTAGAAGAGGAAACAAAAGAAGTTGAAACAGAAGTAGAGGATGATGAACTTGACTACACTGATATGACAGGTGCAAACCTTTACAAACTCTGTTGTGCAAGAGGAATCTCTTCTAAGTGTAAATCAAGAAAGAAAGATGCACTGATTGAACTCCTTGAAAAGTTTGACAGAGGCGAGCTTGACGAGGAAGAGCCTAAGAAAGAAACAAAGAAAGCCTCTAAAGGCAAAGCAAAGAAAGCAGAGCCAGTTGTTGAAGATGATGACTGGGATACAGAGGACGAAGAAGAGAAAGACCCATATGAGGGTAAAACAGCAATGGAACTTTTCAAAATGTGTAAAGAACGTGGCATTAAAACAAAACCAAAACAGAAAGCAGATGCATATGTTAAACTTCTGAAAGCCGCTGATGCAGAGTCCGAAGCAGAAGAAGTAGAGGATGACGAAGATGATGATTGGGAAATCTAAAACAAATAAATAAAACAAATGTTGCATAGATGTTGATAAAAGGCAGGAGGTAGGAAGTGTTCTATTTCTTGCCTTTTTTAATTAAGAGGAATAAAACAATGAAAACAGAAGAGATTTTAAATTTAGATTGCACAAAACAGGAGAACATAAAAACATTAAATAATTTTCTTTGGAAAGTAAAACCGGTTGCAAAGATGCTTGAAAAACAAAACTATACAAAAACAGAGATTGCACCACTTGAAATATTAGAAAAAGCAATGCAAGGAATCTGTATAAGGTATAACTATAGAACACAGAGTTTTATGCCGTATTATGAACAACTTAATGAAACAAGAAAGTTTGTGTTCTATTCATGTTGTTGTATAAAAGTAAGAGAAAAACATGATTGGATTGGAACAGTGTATGGTAAAACATTGTGGGAGTTAGTTGCAAAGATTATTGTGAAATTATATGCAGACATTAAAGCAGATGCAAAGAAAGGGACAAATGAATGAAAGAATTGATATTTTATACAGATGGTGCTTGTAGTGGAAACCCCGGTATAGGTGGATGGAGCTATGTTGAACTTGTAAAATGTGACAGCGGATTCAAAACAAGTGTAACAAAAGGGAACAAACGAAACACAACAAACAATGAAATGGAATTAACAGCAGTATATATGGCATTAGTAAAAGCCTTTAAGAGTAAAGCAAAAAAGGTGACAGTGTATTGTGATAGCGCATATGTTGTGAATGCTATAACAAAAGGGTGGCTTTTAAACTGGTATAAAAATGGATGGAAAACAAAAGAGGATAAGCCAGTGAAAAATAAACACATATGGGAAAAGATGTTCAAGTTAGTGTATGAAAAGAAAATGGTGATAAATATGATACACATAAAAGGACATAATGGAGACCCATTAAATGAGCTTGCAGATAGAAGTGCAGTAGAAGCAAAGCAAGAGTTATCGGAGGATTAAAGCCATGTTAATAGCAGAAAAGATTATAAGTAAAGAGTTCAAAGCTAAAACAATGAAACAGGCATACCTTGAATGTTGTAAATGGATATCATCAAACATTGTAGCAAAGAATAATTCAAAAAACATAAGCTACAATATAAAGAAGAATGAAAGTAGTGGAATTGGTTGTGTAGAATTAGAAGTATATGTTATGGCAGATGAAAAAGAAGTGTTTGAGCATAACTGTGAAATATGTAAAGAGTTTGCCGGAGCGTTTTTTAACAAAGAAAATAAATACAGATGTGAAGTGTGCAAAACTCCACCATACAGAAAAAGGCTTGAAACAAAATTGGAAACATTAAAAATGGGATTGAAAGGCAAGGTACTATGAGTAAACTATTTGAGGCAATAGCAAGTTCTTCAAAGGAAACTATTGTACAGGCTCGTAATTGGCTTGTAGGGCATTTTGAAGAACTTGTATGTATTATTTATATATTACTCCCATATGCGTTGATAAAAAGCCATATAGGGGCATTAGAAAGCATTGTGATAACATTGGCTGTAGTATTCATATTAAACTTTATAACAAAAGTAAAGCGGAAGCTAAAGAATGAAACAAAAGACGGATTCCCAATATCAGAATACAGGTACACAGTAAAAGACACAGATGGAATAGTAAGTATTAGGGAACAGGATACACAGGAAGCAATATTATATTTATGTGATGTAGAGGATTACTTAAGAAGAAAGGGATTAATATGATGTTACACAGTCCATGTAAGAATTGCGGAGAAAGAATATTACATTGCCATGAAACGTGTACCAAGTATTTAGAATATTATGAAGCAAATGAAAAGGCGAAAGCAGAAAGAATAAAAGCCAAGAAATAAAGAGATTTACTTTTTAGGCAAAACAAACAAAGAAAACATAAATAAAATATAAATTTATTATTGTGTAAAATTTCAAATTTTACTTGACAAATAGATAGTAACATGCTATAATAAAATGGAACTAAGGAAATATTCTAGGATAGGAATGTATAAGTAACAGCCATAAATGTTAGCCAAAATATAAAAGGATAAAAACAGTGGATGTATAAAACAAAACAATAAAAAGCCATGTTTGTACTTATAAAATAATTTCGTTCGTATACATAAACCTCGTACACTTGTATAGTTTTATATGTTTACTGTTTTTATATAAAAAGAAATATTGGTGAGGGAGAAGCAAAACAAAGCGAACTTCCTTGCCTTATTTGATATTATGGAACAAAAAGTAAAAGGAGTGTGAACAGAAACAAATGGCAACAAATAAGAAGTCTCCAAAAGTATTGCGTAATGGAGTAGAAAACTTAATTCCAATGAATGAGAGAACACCGGAAGAAAGAAAAAGGATTGGACAGTTAGGTGTTGAAGCAAGAAAAAAAAAACGTGAAGAAAAAATGGCATTACAGCAAGCCATGAAAGCATTACTAACAATGGATATAACAACACAAAAACAAAAACAAGTTTTAATGCATATGGGTTTCAAAAGTGGTGAACTAACAAACCAAAACTTATTAATGGTAGCACTGTTTAAAAAAGGCTTAACTGGTGATGTAGCGGCAATTAAAGAAATTGTAAACATGATGGATAAGTTAGATATGTTCAAACAAACAGGTAAAGTACAGAATGAAGTAACAATCAATCTAATAACACAAGGTGATGTATATGAACCAAACAAACATGATGACGAAGAAATATGGGATGCAGAAAATGGAACAGATTGGCTTGAAGAAGAAAGCGAAGATGAAGAATGGGGAAATGAAGTATATGGTGGTAAATAAGCCTATATAAGCGTTTTAAATCATTAACCCTATAAAGTATAAGCGCATATAAATAAAATGGCTAGAAAAGGCAGATAGGAGGTTTAGAATGGGTATTGCTGAAAAAGCATATAGTAAGGCAAAAGAAGAATTAGAACAAATGCAAAACCTAAGTGCAGATATAGAAGATGAAAAACAAAGTAAGTACCTAGTAATATATACAAAGCTAGATGATTTCGGAAAAGAAACAGAACAAACAAATAAAACAATATGCTATGCAGAAAACATACATGAAGCAAAACATAAAAGTATAATGTTACTATCATTAAAAAACTGTAAGGTTAAAAGCGTAAAATACATGGGTAAATTATTAAGCTATATGTAGGTAAAATAAACAGAACACCATGTGCATAATAAAAAGCTATATAGTAAAACATAGAACAAACGCATAACAGAACAAAGGCAAGCATAACAAAGAAGTATAGAACATATATAAATAAAACATAGAAAGGATAGAAGAACATGGAAGAACTAAACATTGTTTATAAACCAATTAAAGAACTAAAACCATATAAGAAGAATGCAAAGAAACATAGTAAAGAACAAGTAGAACAAATAGCAAACAGCATTAAAGAGTTTGGTTTTACACAACCAGTAATAATAGACAAACATAATAGTGTAGTAGCTGGACATGGTAGAATACTAGGAGCAAAGAAGGCAGGACTAAAACAAGTACCTACAGTTTGTTTAGAAGATTTAACAGAAGAACAAATAAAAGCATACAGGTTAGTAGATAACAAATTGAATGAAAGTGAATGGGATTATAGTTTACTTGATGAAGAACTGGAAAACCTAACAGAAGATATAGACATGGACTTGTTTGGGTTTGATGAAGATATTGATTTAACAGGTGCTTTTGAGTATGAAACAAAAGACAAAATAGAAAAGAACTTTTTTGTTGTTTCGCTTGCTTTTCCAAAAGATGAAAAAGAAACAATTATGAAATATCTAAACAAAAACAAAGAAAAGGTACAAGAGATAATAAGAAAAAAAGCGGGGGTAAAACAATGAGTGTAGATTGTGGAAGTCAAATTGCAATATGTGACATGCCAATACATTTTGATAACTATATAGGTTGTTCACATGCGTGTGAATATTGCTTTGTAAAGCGTTTTAAGGATATTAAAAAGATAAAGCCAGTGAAAGGTAGTTATAACAGTCTAAAAAGCTTTACAGAGGGGAATAGACAGCGACACACATTCTGGTGTGATTGGGATATACCAGTTCATTGGGGTGGAATGTCAGACCCATTTCAGCCAATAGAAAAAAACAACAAACAAAACATTGATAGTACGTATAATATTTTGAAGTTGTTAGCCGAAACAAAATACCCAGTTGTTATAAGTACAAAAGGTAAGTTATGTATTGACAAAGAATATTTAGATGTTTTAAAAGAGTGTAATGTTGTTATGCAGATAAGTTGTGTTAGTAAATACTACGATAACATAGAAAAGGGCGCACCAACATATATTGAAAGACTAAAGATGATAGAAACATTAAGTAAAAATGTCCAGAGAGTTATTGTTAGATGCCAGCCATATTTGCCACAAGTAAAACATGACGTTCTAAAAAATAGTCTGAATGATTTTAAAAATGCGGGAGCATACGGTGTAATATTTGAGGGTATGAAGTACAATAGTGGAAAACCAAAGAACAACAAACATGAGCTTGAAAGAGTTGGTGCAGATTTATGTTATAACAAACAAATGTTACAAGAACATTTTGAAATGTTTAAAACAAAAGCACATAAACTCGGTATGAAGTTCTTCGTTGGAGAAAACAGGTTGAGACAAATGGGTGATAGTTTATGTTGCTGTGGCTGTGATGATTTGTTTCAAGTAAACACATTTAACTGTAATCATCTTCTAAACGGTGATAAAACAGAACCAACAGAATCAATGAAAGTTATTGGAACAGGTAGTATATTCCATGCATTAGACCAAAGCAGAGGAACATACGAGAGACAAAAGAACTCAACAATGGAAGAACTGATGTATGAAGAATGTACATTTAAGAGAACACAGAAAGCACTTGGTAAGATTTAAGCACTCATTTAAGGGTGCTTATTTTATTATATAAATAAATATAAAATATTATATAAAAACATATTGACTTTCTGTTATATTGTGTTATAATATAATTAAAGTTAAGGAAAACAAAAACAGAGTAAACAAACTAGGAGGAAAATAAAAATGATGAAATTTAAGAAAGACAAAAGAATTGATGGTTTATGGGAAGCAGAAAGAATAGTTGATAAGTTATGGATATCAAGTAACGAATATGTTATTGAAAAAGAACCAGTAACAGGAAAGTATTATTTGTATGTAAATGGACAAAAGTATTCAGAAGCCAAAACATTAAAAACAGTAAAGGAACATGCAAATGAACATTTTAGAAAAAGTCCTAAAAAAATATTTGCATAAAATATTGACATAATAAAGCATATATGTTATTATATAAACAAGTTAAGAGAGATAAAACAAATAAGGAGGAACAAATAAGATGGATGATTA